AATTTTGGCTTATGGAACTGGATATGTTGATTAGAGATGCCCTGAGCGATGCCTCGTGGTTAATTGCTAAGGGTGGAACGGATAGGGCAGAAGTTCTGAATCGTGTGCTTGGTAATATTGATGATGCGTTGAAGGAACTGGATGGGGTTGACCTCATCGACCTCAACAAGGTGTGGCATCAGGCGAAAGATGTTATGCCACCAAGAATTTATGGCGGCAATCATGCAGACATGCTGTGTGTGCATCAGTTCAAGCCTAATTCTCATCCTCATCTTACTCACGAAGAGAACTGCCCAATTTTTGAAGAGTATCTTAAAGCGAGTCCGAATGACTGGTGGTGTAGAACTGGTGATTTGTTGAAGAAGGAACATCGTGAACTTTATTGGAGATAAAGACAATGATTAGAATGATATGGAATACTCTGTATACAAAGCCTAAGAACTGGCTCTGTGGGTTGCAGACGGATAAAGTGCTGCACTTCGTGGTTAGCATGGTGATGGTGCAAATGATATTCTTCTTGACCTGTAACTTATGGCTCGCTACTTTGGCTACATTCGTTATAGGTATCTTCAAGGAGGTGGTGATTGATAAGATAGTCAGCAAGGAGAAGGTGGATGCCGATGATATGTGGGCAGACATCTTCGGTGTGTGTGCAGGATTGATTGCGCTGGTAGTTGGTGCTGCATTGATTCACATTCATGAATGGCTGGCGGTTAATTGGATATAAATTTTTATATGAGACAGAATATAAAGAATTAAAGAAAATGGTAAGTAAATCTGCTAAATATTATCAAGAGCATCCTTTAGCAAGAAAAAGAAAAGCCATGTACGATAGCAAATTTGAGAGTTCTCCATCTCAAAAAAAGAAAAGAAGGGAACTCGCAAAACATAACGCTGTTCACGATAAGAAGTATGGGGCAGCTTCTCGCAAGGGCATGGATGCTAGCCATACACGTCCAGGAATTAGGTATAAGCCATCATCGGTGAATCGTGGTTCCAAGACGGATATGGCTGGGGATAGAAGAGCGAGAGGTGGTCGCTGATAGTGATAAAAAAAGAATAGGGAGTGCTCACGCATTCCCTATTTCGTTATCCTAACAATCTTAAAACCTATAAACCAAAAACCTATGAAAAAAACAAACGTTCTTCTTATGAATTACATTTTATCCTTCCTCTTCCGACATCTGTCTCAACTTCTCGGTGAGGGCATTGTGAACCTCACGCTTATCGTCAAGAGTGACGGTCTGTAGCTTAGGGCAGTTGAACTCCAGTATCTTGATGAAAGTTGATACCTTATCCTTTGGCTCACACTTATACCATGCTGCCATAAAGTCTTCCCAAGCCTCTCTAGAAAAGTCGGCACACAGCTCACGAAACTCCTTTGTGATAGGAGACTCGTACCCTTTCTGCTTTCCTCCAGTCTTTGCTCGACCTTTCTCGAACTGACCTTTTGTATTTCTATCTGCTGCCATTGTCTTAACTATTTTGGTGCAAAGATAGTAATTTGTTGGCAAACGGAAACTTTATCCGTTAACTTACCTACCTAAATAAACGGATAAAATACGAATCTCGGATGGTATCAGTATCTTTGTACCATTATTAATAATTTTAATTTTCATATATATGATAGGTGCATTAATAGGTGCTGGGCTTGGGCTTGCAAGCAGTATCGCTGGCGGTATAGCTAACCGCAAGGCGAGAAAAAAGCAGGAGCAGATGATTGCCCAGCAGCAGAGAGAAAATCAGGCATGGTATGACAGAACATACAATGCCGACCCTACCAAGCGTGCTGATACGGTTCGATTGCTCACACAGATGCAGGAGCAGATTAAGAACCGCAATAAGGCTGCGAAGGGCAGACAAGCGGTGATGGGTGGTACTGAGGATTCCACTACTGCTGTAAAGGAGGCGAACAACAAGACTCTTGCTGATACCACCTCACAGATTGTAGCTGCAAATGATGCCCGAAAGGATAACATCGAACAGCAGTATATGAACAGAAAGAATCAGTTGCAGACTCAGCAGATGGGTATTGAAGCTGAGAAGGCTGCTGATACTGCCAATGCTGTTGCAGGAGTGGCTGGTACTGCTGCCAACATCGCTACAGCTATTGATAGTGGTGCTGGTAGTGCGAAGAAGGCACCGAATATGAATGTGACTCAGGAGCAGTTGAATGGTATCGCTAAGGACTCAAATGATGTTCTTGGCTTGAAGGCTAAGGCTACGGCTCTTCCTTCTGAGGGTGACTTGAATAGCCTTGGGGCTAAACTTCAAAAGATTAAAGCATAGACTATGAAAGCATCAGATATGTTACGTTCAAACAATGGCTTGAAGACTACACAGAGTGTTCTCAACAAGCAGCAGAGTGGGGTGGATGCTGCTCAGAAGGTGGCACAGACTCAGGCTCCAGTCTTCACCCAGCAGCAACTTGATTCGGCTGGCAAGAAGGTTGACCAGATGAATGCTGCTACTCCTCAGAATGAAACACCTACGATGAAGGCGGCTAGGGCTAAGACTATCGCTACTCAACAAGACATCGCCAATGGGGTGGATGTGAATCAGGGCGTTCCAAGTGATGAGGAGTATAAACCATCTGTACCAATCGTGAAGAAGGAGGAGTCGAAACCTCAGCCTAAGCAGCTATCTTATGCTGATATGTATAAGATACTGAATCCTGAACTGAATGAGACTGCTGAGCAGAGGGCGAACAGAGAGAAGAAGGAGCGTGCAAAGGCTCGTATCGCTGCTACTGGTGATGGTCTTCGTGCGCTCGCCAATATTTTCTTTGCTACGAATGGTGCCAAGGTGGTACACAATCCTGAGTCGGATATGACTAAGGCGATTAACAAACGCAAGGCTTATATGGATTCTCAGAGAGAGAAGAATCGGGCATCGTGGCTGGCTGGCTATCAGAGGGCACTCGCTCTTGATGAGGAAGCTCGGAAGAATAACCTGACTCTCGCTGAGCAGATGAGGTATCACGATATGCAGAACGACATCAACAAGGTGAAGGCTGACCAAGGACAGCAGAGAATTGACCAAGGAAACAGAAGACTTGACTTGTCGAAGTTGAAATATACCAATGATGCTGAGTATAAAGATAATCAGTTGAAGATTAAGAAGATGCTTGCTGATGGTCAGATAAGCCATTGGGCTGCTCAGGATGCACTTGCTAGACTGCGAGAAGGACGAATTTCTAATAAGGCTCAGAAATCTTCTGGCGGTAACCAAACTACTGCTGGTTATTGGTATGAGTATTACGACCTGATGGACACTCCTGAGGGACAGAAGAAGATAAATGAACTTAAAAGAAAGTTGAGAATCAAGAATGTGACTCAGACTAACGTGAGATACCTCATGGATAGATTGAAGGGTAGACGAAGTTCTACTACTGGTGGTACGTCAACTAGAGGTGGAACATCATCGGGCGGCGGCAAGCATACAACACATAAGGCTGGCGGTTCTTCGGCTGGTGGCAAGAAGAAGACTGGCGTAAAATGGTAACAGAATTGGTAACAAGAATTTGGTAACAAACAAATATATATATCATGGCAGAAAGACCATTATACACTTTATACAAGAATCTGAAAGCACAGAACTATGATGTGCCTGATGATTACAATAAGTTTGAGAGTGCTCTGACAAGAGACGGAAAGGGCGGTGCTGATAACAGACACGCTATCTATGAGAACTTGAAGGCTCAGAACTTTGATGTTCCATCTACTTATGAGCGTTTTTACTCGGCACTCTTTGAACCTCGTAGTAAGACTTCATCTAGAGCGAAGGGCGGTAGTGTTCCTATGAGTGCTGCTGACCGTGCTCGTTTCTCTGCTGGGGCAGCAGCTATCTCGGCTAGTGCTCAGCAGACAATGAATAATGCTGGCAGATACAACAGACTGAAACAACGCAAGCAGAAACAGCAGAAGGCTTTCGGTCGTGTGAACTTGGGTACACATCAGACTCCTTATGGTGGTGATGCAAACAATGTGGTGAAGGATGATTTTGCTTACAATCCTGAGACTGGCAAGGCTGGCGCATACGTTACCTCGGACAATGAGAATGTTTATTCTCAGAATGATGCTGAGCAGATGCAAGCTATACTTGACAAGCAGAACGATGCCTATCAGGTAGCGGTAGATACTGGCGAGATTCCATCTGCCTTTGATGTTCGTGACAAGAATGGTAACTATGACTTGCAGGAGAACATCGGCAAGAATGGAACCTACCTTACTGAGGAGGGTGCTCAAAAGCAGTTTGACAAGAAACTGGCTGATGCCTATGCCCGAAAGAAGGAGATTGAAACTCTTATCGCTGAGGATAATCGTCAACACGGAAATCCTTTGCTCTCTTATAATGCTAGTATCGGTGCAAGTAACGGAAGAACTGCTGAGCAGAGTGACTATAGAAATAAGTTGGCAACCTCTCTTTCTCTGGTTACTGAGCAGATTGGTGCGCTTGAAGCGGTGAAACAATATCCTACAAGTAGCTGGGGTGAGGATGCCTTGAAGGCTCTTGACAATACTGCATTTACTGCAAAAACATGGGATTTCGGTCTGACTGACTTCGCTATCATGGGGCAGATGGAACGTATCAAGACAAAGATGGATAACAATATTCCTCTCTCTAGTTCTGATAAGATGCTCCTGAAGAGTAAACTTGGTGCGGATGCTGCTACGGCTCTCGAAGATGAGAAGATGGGTAACGTCTATCGCTGGACGAAAATTGCAGGGCAGAGTCTCCCATTTATGGCTGACTTCTTCCTGACTGGCGGTTATGGTGGTATTACCAAGGGCATCAGTCGTGGAGCATTGAAATTCGCTGCCAAGCGTGGTATGGGCAAGGTGAGTGCTGCCATCTTGAAGAATACTGGTATCGTGGCTGGCGATGTTATCGGCTCGTATGCGATGGCTGGAACTGAGCAAGCGTTGAAGACTGGTGCTGACATCATGCAGCGACATCTTGGTAATCTGTATCAGGATGAGAAGGGTGATTATAAGTTTGGCACTTTCGATGAGAATGGAAATCTTCTGCATGAGGGTGGTGAGTCTATTGGTACTGCTCTCTATAAGGGTATGACCTCTGCTATGGTAGAGAACTATACTGAAAAACTCTTCGGTCACAACTATGGTATCAAGAAGGGTGCTGTCAACTTCATGGAGAAACATGGTATGAATGCTTCTGCTGAGTTCTTCAAGAATATCGGCAAGAGTGGATGGTACACCAATTCCAAGAAGTGGATGGAGAAGTTCGGTATCAATGGTTTCGCTGAGGAAGTGATGGAGGAGGAAATTGGTATTCCTCTTCATGCCCTGCTGGATGGTGAAGGAAAGGTGAGTGACCTCCTTGATGCTAAGCAGCAACTCGACATTATTGGCGGTATGGCTATCTCTGTTGGCTCTATGTATGCGATGGGTGCTGGCTCCCGACCAGTAAAAGGTATCTACAATCGTGCTCAGTATTACCGATTCCGCAACAAGGTGAACGTGGCTGATAGTGATGCTCTGAACCTGATGGGCGATAACTGGGCAGACATTAAGGATAAGATAGACAACGCAACCAACGAACAGATGGGTGGTGTGCTGGCTGATATTCTCAGACAGAGAGATACCATGACAAAGGAGCAGATTAATGCTGCTGTTAATTATGGTATCAACTTGATGAAGATGCGTGGCTACAATATTGCCAAGACTGCTGAAATGAATGCCAAGGAGATTACCAACGAGCCAACAACACCTGAGGAGCAGCATCAGGCAGATATTGACAACGCTTATTCTGAGGGGCATGATGCTGATGATGCAGACAAACATGATATTCAGATTCAGCAGGAAGACCAGATGAAAACTCTTGCAGCAGCATTGGATATCTCTGAGCAGCAGCTATCTGCCATGAGTGACGAGGAACTGGAATCCCTGACGGGACAGGATGATAAACTTGACCAAGCTATCTATGACTACCAGTTGTCTTCTGCCCGATACCAAGGTGTGGTTGGTGATGCACAAGATAAGGTTGACCTCGCTGCTCATCAGGCAGAACAGAGGGTTGATATGTACACAGACCAGAGTCGTGGCTCTGTCCGTAACGCTACTATCAAAGCATCAGGCGGCTTGGAAGACTATGGTGTCTATATTATCAGTGGTAATATTGCTACCCATGATGATGGCTCCATTGATGTAAGCAATAGCGATGATATGATTCTATACTATGACCCGACAACGAATAGTGTAGAACATGCTGATGCGTTGATGTTTGCTGAACTGGGTGAAGAACTTCCTGCTGATGAAGTGAAGGCTCAGGCGGTAGCTGATGCTAAAGAGAATGCTATCAAGGAAGTGGCTGGCATCATTGATGGAACCATTGAAGTTGGCTCCCAGTTTAATGTGACTGGTGCTGATGGTATGGAACATACCTATGAGGTTCTTGCTGACTATGGCGATGGTACTGCTGCTATCTCTATTGATGGTAACGTGGTGGAGAATCCTTATTCGCTTGCAGACTTGCAGCAGATGAAAGACTTGGAAGACCAGAAGAGACTGGAAACTGCCAAGGCTGAGCGTGAGCAGATGGAGAAGGAACGTGCTGCCCAGCAGAATGAGGAGACAGAACAGACAGAAGAGACTCAACCTTCATTTGATTTCAATCAGATTCTCAATGATAATGGTAACGTGGTGCTTGCTGATGTTCTCGGCAAGGATGGTAATACAAAATATCCAAACTCCCAGTTATTCCTCATCCGTGATTCAGGTGCCAAAGCTAAGGTGGTGGAGTTGAAGAGTGATGGCACTCTCGTTCCTCATGCGGTAAACAAGAAAGATGTGAGAACTGCTACTACCATGACACTCGATGAGTATAAGCAAGCATTTGCTGACTCCTCAATGATAGAGGATAATAGTGGAGAAGAATCTGATGAGGATTCTCAGCTTGCAAATCTCGGCTTACCTAAAGGTAGCAAGATATGGATGAGTGGCGATGGTTTCGGAAGACCAAAGGAAAACACTCTATCAAGAGTTGTAGGTATTGATGAGCAGGGCAGTATCGTCCTCGAAGATAAGGATGGTAAAAAGTGGTCTGCATCATTTGATTATATCAACAACCATCGTGAGCTTCCACCTTTGGATGAGAATGCCAATATCGTTAATGAGGAGAATAATCAATCGGAATCAAATGCTGAGGAGAATACTCCTGCTCCTGAGCAGACTCCTGCCATGACCCTTGAAGATGGAACCATTGTGCCTATGCTGGAGGATGGAAATCCTGACTTCTCGAAGCTGAGTGCAGCACAGACTGCTGAGTTGTATGACTCCCAGTTTGGTGAGGATGCAGATAGTATCGTATCTGGATATGTGTCTGATGCAAAGAAGGCACTCGACAAGGCTAGTAACATGACCGTGAAGGGTAAGACTTTCGTGGAACAGAAGGCTGCTAAGGATACCAAGGAGAAGGCTATTGCTGATGCTCAGGCGGCTTATGACTCTGCTATCGCTATCCGTGATGCTTATAATGAACGACAACTTGCCAAGGTGGAAGATACTGCTGAGGGTAGAAAGGAACTCATTGAGAAGGCAAGAAGAAAGTTCGCTCGCTTGAAGAGTGCTGTGAAGGATGATGCTGAGGCGGTATCACAACTCTATAGAGAAACTATCGGTTCTCTCCTGCATCGTCTGTATGATGGTACTGGCATTGACGTGACAGATACGATTCCGCTTACTGCTGAGGAGTATGTGGCTAGCAATCTCGGTGCTCACTCTCTCAACTATGAGGGAACAGAGACAAGCAAGGGTGTTAAGCAGGAGACTGGATTGAGCAGGGAAGACTTTGCCAAAACTCAGTTGCTCGCTGCTGATGGCAAGGGAACTACTATTGATGCGCTCGTTCACAGCCTATGGGAGAATCGTCCATCCAACCTTGAATCACTAGACACTCAGGATATTCGTAACGCACTTATCGGTGTACTCAATAGCGGTTTCAAGGCATCGGAAGCTAGAAATTTTGTTGAAAATATTCGCATTGCTCAGGCAGAGAACATACTTGAAGAGCAGAAACGTGCTCAGGAGAATGCAGCCTATGCTGAGCAGCACAAGGCTGAGCCAGAGGCCGAGTTGAAGGCGAAGTCGGATGAAAAGGCTGAGTTGAAGGCGAAGTCAGAGGCGAAGTTGGATAATGAATCGGATAATAAATCTAATGATTTGTCTAATGAATCGGATAATGAGAACATAAATGACAATATAAATGATAATATAAATACTCTTACTCCTGAACAGCAGAAAGCTAAGGAAGATGGCGAGAAGTTAGGTTTCCCTGCTGTTGACAAGGAAGGTGAACCTATCAATGAATATGTCGTAGAACTTGCAGAATGGGCAAAGGAACAAGGCTTAGAGATAGACCCTACATCTAAGTTAAATAGCTACGCTGATTTGTTCTTGATGTGCAAAGATGGCTTTGGTGTTAGCACTCTTGTTCCTGATGAGGGCGAGAATATTAATCAGGTAGTTTATTTCCCTGACAACGTGCAAGACTTTGACCAACTTTGGAAACTGCAAGAGGAGTTCAATGCAGGACGTGACCTTAAACACTCTTCTAATATAGATAGCGAAATCACAGAAGGTGCAACGTTCTATGATGCCGATACTGCTAGAGAGTTCAAGGAGTTTGTTGACAAGAAGGTTGAGGAACAGAATAAGGTGTTCGGTGAGCAGAAGTCTGAGGAAGACCTTCCTTTCTCTGCTAAGGAGAATAGCAAGCAGCAGACTGCTGCCGAGCGTGCTGCTGACGTGGAGAAGAATAAGGTGGATGATATGAAGGTCGTTGACAATATCGTAGGGCAGAAGACTCGCAAGGCTTTCGAGAGACTGGCTAAGATGATGGGTGCTAACATTCAATGGCAGTACTCTGACAAGTTGGGCAACGGCTGGATTCAGGAAACCAAGGATGCTGATGGCAACGTTCATCGTACAATCTTCATCACTCTCGACTCTTCTATCAAGGAAGGTGCTCAGTTTATATTCGGTCACGAAATGACTCATCAAATCAAGAACCTGAACCCTGCTGCATACAATGAGTTGACTCAGCTTGTGCTTGATACCTATGGCTCTGATGCCTTCGACAAAGCGGTAGATGAGACCATGCAGAGATATTCTGATGCTGGATTCTCTGGACGTGCTAGAGATTACTATGCTGAGGAGGTTGTTGCTGATGCTGTAGGTGAAATGATTCGTGACCTCAACTTGGCTCACACTCTCGCTATGAAGATGTCTCATCCTCTGCTCGCTGCTATCCATGAGATATTGCAGAAGATTAAGTTGGCATTCTTTGGTACTGAGTATAGCGATGTAACCAAGAACATCATCCGCTCCATTGAACAAGCCTACGTGAAGACTGCCAAAGGTGAGGTGACAAACTCTGAGACTGGCGAAGATGTTTCATTCTCTCTCCGTCAGAAACCTGAACCTAAGAAGAAGGGTGTTGGCTACAAGGTGTTCGTGCTAAAGGATGGCAAACTCTATCCACCAATGGTAGCGAACCCTGATGGTGCTGCTACTCCAGTTGGTGTATGGCTCGATGCTGATGCTGCTCCTATTGCTGGAGAAAGCAAGACTGGCAGACCTCAGGTTAAGCAGGGCGGCAAGGGGACACAAGGAGGTAGCGGTAAGTTAGCCTATAGACCAGGCTGGCATCTTGGTGTAGTGCCTTACGCTATCCAGTTCAACCGCAAGGATGCTGATGGCAACAAGACTCTCTTCCCTAAGAACTTCGTCTTCGCTGAGGTGGAGTATGCTGCTGATGTTGATTATCAGGAGGAAGCTCGCCAAGAGGGTATCAATCCATCGGGCAAGTATCAGCATTCATTGGCTGGCTTGAAACATCTGCCTACTGATGGATATTATATGTATCGTACCAACCCGAACTCTGAGACTGACCCTTGGGTGATTACTGGTGCGATGAAGGTGAACCGTATCTTGACCAGAGCAGAGCAAGCAGACTTGGTAAGCAAGGCTGGACGTGAACCTCAGCAGATTCAGGAGGGCGATATTGTTACTGATGATGTGGTGAACAGCGTTAATCAGGAGATAGCTGATGCTCCTAAATTCTCGTTGAAGGTATATCATGGTAGCGGTGCTGACTTCACTGAGTTTGACTTCGACCACATGGGCGAGGGTGCTGGCTCCCAAGTGTTCGGTTGGGGTGGTTATGTTACTTCATCCAAAAAGATAGGAAAAAGCTATGCTACTCTGATGGATAATGACCCTTCTAAAGCATATTATCGCATTCAGCGTTCTAATGGTACAAGGTTCGCCAAGAAATATCCTACACTAGAGTCATTCCTGCATGGTGATAAGCAAATAGCCATGAATGACAAGTTTACAGAGCAGGAAAAAATTGACTTCTACAATGAAATGAAGAAGTTGGCTGAGCCATATCATAACCTCTATGAGGTGGATATACCTGAGGATAATGGCAGCAACTATCTGGAATGGGAGGAGAAACCATCTGATGAGGTTGCAACAAAGATAATTGAAGGTCTTTATGGCTTGGATGCTAAGACCCTTGATGATATGGCATCAAAGGATATTGTGTTCAGAACTCTGTTGTATGATTACATCAAGAATGCAGACAAGGAGCAGATGATTCCAAACCTTGTGAAGACTCATGCTCTAACTAGGGGAACCACCTATGACAATGGAAATGTTGAGGATGATATACGATTTGTGTACAATCGTTTATCTAGATGGATGGGCAGTCAAAAGGCTGCAAGCCAGTTCCTCTCTTCTCTTGGTTTTACTGGTATTAAATATCCTGCTGGAACCATCATGGGTGGTGCTGAGGAAAATGATACCAACTATGTTATCTTCAAGCCTGAGGATATGAGAATTATAGAGCATACCAAGTTCTCTCTCCGTTTGAAGTCTGCTATTGAGGAGACTGAAACCAATCCATCTGATGCACAGAAGGAGAGTGGCAACTACAAGAAGGGACACATCAAGTTCGGTGGCTACGATTACACTATAGAAAATCCAAAGGGTTCAACTCGCTCAGGCAAGGATGCCGATGGTAAAGAATGGAAAGTTACCATGCACGATACCTATGGCTATATCCGTGGCAAGTTTGGTAAGGATGGAGACCATCTGGATATGTTTATCAATGACAAGGCAGACCTTGATAATTGGAATGGTGATGTGTTTGTCGTTGACCAAGTGAATCCTGATGGCTCGTTTGATGAGCATAAGGTAATGTATGGATATGACTCCATGGATGATGCCAAAAAGGCTTATCTCGCCAACTATAGCGATGGTTGGCAAGGTCTTGGAAATATTACTGGAGCAAGTAAGGATGAGTTCGACAAGTGGCTTGATACGAGCAACCGTAAGCTAAAGCCATTTGCAGACTATGCTAAAGTAAAGTTCTCGTTGAAGGATATAAAGCCAGTAGGTGTTGGTGCTTTCGGAAATATATACAATCAGTTCCGTGGTAAATCTAAAGCAGCTATAGAGTTTTTGAAGAAACTTGGTAGCGGTGAGGCAACTGCTGCACTACATCATCATACTATTGGTGATATATCTTTGGTATGGGGAGATAAAAAGACTGGTCTTGATAAGATTCTGAGAAAGCATCCTGAGGTCGTTGACAATTTGCAGTCTATCATAGATAGTATGGAAGTTGTTCAGGAAAGCGACAATCGAATCAAGTTGGAATCACCTACACACTTTGCTGTTGTAAGTAAGGAGTATAAGGGTGAACCTAGAGAACAATGGTTGTTGACTGCATACGAGAAAAGAGAATCCTTGGAAAATGGCAAGAGTATGGACACTGCCACTTCTTCGTTGGGAGGTGACACAGCTCTCTCCCAATCCAAGGAATCTGCTGCAAAGATAGACAATTCTTCTGAAACTGCCAAGGAAAATGGCGAAAAGTTTTCATTGAAGGATGAAAAAACTCTTGCAGGAGTGCATAACATATCAGAAGAGAAGCTGTTGAAGGCTATCAAACAAGGTGGTCTTGCCAATCCGTCTGTGGCAGTCATTGATTCTAGTAGGCAAGACCATAAGGCGTATGGTGGCATTTCCTTGATTTTGCCTTCCGATAAGATTGCTAAGAGAACTGGAAAGAATGCAGGTACTTGGCAAGGTGATGCTTATACTCCTACTTATCCAGAAGTGGAGAAACAGATGAGCAATAAGGGGGCTGAAAAGTCTTCTTCGGATGTTCTTTCTGTGCCAAAAGAAATGCAGCATGAAGTAAGAAATGGTATCGACCGATGGTTGAACGGGGGCGATGCAAACTCTGGTTTGAAGTATCTCTTCCTTCATGAGAAGGGTGTGGCTCCTGAACCGAAGATGATTCAGCCTAAGTTTAGTGATGAAGCATATAACGAGTTGAAGTTTATTACTGCTGGAGACTTCAATATCTATGGTATCGGCAAGGCTGATGCTCAGAAGGTCTTGGATATGTACATTGAGGCAAAGTTTGATGGCGATAAGGATTTGTATGAGGAGAAGACCAAGGCTTGGCTGGAAAGAAATAAGTCTATCGTTGATGCTGGTGCTAAGGGTGGAATGAGATATGCCATTGCCAAGGAGAATGTTGAACTATATGATGAATATGGTTTCAACTATAAGGGCGTGCAGACCTTCGTCCGTGATGTAGAGTATGACCATCGTAAGAGTGGCGTTGATACGAATGCTACGCTTAATGATGTGGAAGACTACATCAAGACCAATAACCTGACAGATGAGTTCAATACTTGGCTGGAAGGAAAGGAAAAGGAATATGGCATTAAGGAGGTAATCTTTGATGGCTTTACTCCTAGTGGCAATCGTAGATATGTGCCAAACACCTTGGAGAATGTTTCCAAGTTGATGAAGAAGCAAGGTCGAAATGGTGCAACTGGAACAGCGGTATCTTTTCAGAACTTTGTTGCAAGATTGATGCCTTCTTATGGAACATTGAAGGATATTCGTTCTAAGAAAGACTTGTTAACTTCTGACCGTGAGGAATTTGACAAATTCAGAGAGAAGTGGTCGGATGTGTTCTATGAACTTGGCATGAAGTGCCAGCCTGATGCAACTGGTACTTTTGATGATTATGGTTTGGCAAGACTATCTGAGGCTGCAATGACCAGCGATCCACAAGCATATTTGAAGAAGGAGTATAATGTGGACTTCTCTGATGCGGACACAAAACGTTTGAAGGATATGGTTAAGGCTATCAAGGAAGAGCATCCTGCCATGTACTTTGAGACTAAGTTTGAACGTCCAGTTAGATTTGACGAGTTCTCTGCTGCTGTTGTTCCTACTACTACCAAGAAAGAGGTGAAGGAGGCATTGAAGAATGCTGGTGTATCAATATTTGAGTATGACGAAAAGAGCGATGCAGACCGCAAGCGTGCCTTCAATGAAGCTATCAATAGCAGCGACAATATCCGTTTCTCTCTCGCTGGTGAGCGTGGTGCGGCTGATATGGCTGAGGACTTGAAGAGTCTGAACACTCCTGATGAGGTGGATGATGCTATCAAGACTGCCATTGATGATATGCCGAGCGGCTGGAAGATGGCTAACAAGAAGATGATTCATATTGCTCAGGCTCTGGGCGAGAACCGCAAGGCAGAGATTGCTGGCGAGGAACCTAAGTTCTCCCTGAAGGATGGCACTCTCATTAAGGCTGGAACCTACTTTAGCGGTGGCGGTCTTGTTGAGGAAGGCTTGAAGGGTATCATTGACCCAGTGGTGGCAGTTGAGTATGATGAGAAGATAAGCGGTGTTTATCGCAACAACTTCGGGCAGCATATCGTTACTGCTGATGTTCGTGATGTTGACCCTAAGGAGTTGGTTAAGCAGATTGATGGCGAGGTGGAGTACTTCCATGCCAGCCCAGTCTGCAAGAACTACTCTCAGGCGAAGAGTAACCATGCAGAGGTGGAACTTGACAAGGAGACTGCTGCTAGTACTGCCGAGTTCATCAATGCTATCAAGCCAAAGGTGGTGACCATTGAGAATGTGAAGGGCTATAAGGATTCGGAAGCGATGAAGATTATCACGGATGCGCTTGATGCCAACGGCTATACTTGGGATGCAGATGTGTATAATGCTGCTGACTATGGCGGCTACACCAATAGAGAGAGATTGATTGTCCGTGCGGTTCGTGATGGCAAACTCCCTGAAAAGCCAAAGAAGATGGCACGCAAGAGCGGATGGTATGAAGCTGTGGCTGATATTATCCCGACCCTGACAGAGAAGAAGAATGGTGTGGCTCCTTGGATGGACATTCGCTTGAAGGCTGATGGCATTGACTGGAGAAACATTGATAAGCCATTATATGTGATGGGAAGTGCCTACGCTGACGGAAAGGTTCCTCATGCCTTCGCTGATGAACTTCTGCCAACACTCAGAACGAAGAGTGGTGATGTGATTGTGATGCCTGATGGCAAGGTGTATCGTGCCATGGGTAGAGTGCTTGCAAGAGTATCAGGAGTGAGCGATGATTACAAAATGCCATTCTCTGAGAACCTGAGCCATACCATCATCGGCAACGGAATCCCTACCCAGTTGACGGAACATGTTATTGCTCCTCTGCTTACTGGCTCTGACCCTAAGTTTAGCATCCGTACCTATCATGGTACTGGTGCTAGCTTTGACAAGTTCGATTTGTCTCATGCCTTGGAAGGCGAGGGAAGTGAGAGCTTCGGGCATGGTGTGTATGTTACCAACTCTAGCAAGATTGGACGTGAGTATGCCCAGAGAGCAAAGAATAGAAAGATGGAAGACCTCTATAAAAATATGCGATACCCTGATGGGGTGAAGGGCGATATTTTCAAGAGAAGAGTCTTTGGTGAAATGGTGAACGATGTGGCTACTGGCGGTAGTGTGGCAAGTGCCAAGGAGTTTGCTAAGAAACGTGTCGGTGCTGATGCCAACGATATTCAGCGTACCCTTGAAAACTTGAAGGATAGAGAGAAGGGAACAGAATATGAACAGAACTTGAAGGATAGACTTGCAGAGTATAAGGAAGGTTTGAATTGGATTGATTCCCTTGATGAAGACTATCTGACTCAGGGAAATGTCAACCGTTATGATGTGGATATTCCTGATGATAATGGTAGCAACTATCTGGATTGGGAAGGAACAATTCCTGACTCCTTGGATAAGCAGAAGGTGGCAGAAGATGCCTATAAGGTAGTATCAGATAATCAAGGTTTCAATGATTTCAAGGCTACTCCTCTTAATGATTTCATTGCTCATACATTGAAGACTTATGTTAACACAACAGATGTGGCTGGAAGAGTTGAGAAACTGAAATCGGATATTAAGGATGTGATTGAGAATTATGTGGCAGATGATGATGTACTTGCTTTAAACGAGTATTTGAAGGATGCTACTCCTGATGATGTACTCGCTACCATCTGGTACAATGACCTAGTTAGAGACATTAAGGATGCTGACCTTGGTGAGGAACTTTACAGAAAGTTGAGTACTTATGTAGGAGATAATGCCGCAAGTCAGATTCTTTCGGATAATGGTCTTGTCGGTATCAAATATCCTGCTGGCATGATTCATGGCGGTGCAAAAGAAGGCGATTACAACTATGTGATATTCGATGAGAACAATGCCAATATCGTGGGTAATACCCGATTCTCCTTGCGCTATGACCAGTTTGAGCATGACCTGAACCAGTGGAAGAAGGATAATAATCTGCCTAAGGATGCCAAGCGACCAACTATCCCACAACGCAACGCTGGCGAGAGTGCCGTTGACTTCCTAAAGAGAGTGGACGAGTACCGCAAGCAGATGGCTTTGTGGAAGACTGCTCCAACATACGAGCAGCATCTTCTAAGTAATGATACTGCCCTTGGAGAGTTCAACCGAGAGTTGCAGCGTGGTTCTGTTCTCAAACGTATCGCCTTCCAAGATAGTATGCTGGCTATCCGCAAGGCTCAGGAAGCTATCATGAAGGAAGTGGGTGTTGACCGCCTGAATATGGCTGAGGATGCCTATACTGCCGAGAACAGAAGCCACGGCAAGGGAAAGAACGAGTTTGAGGAGTACAATAATGAGTTCTTGCAGCCATTGAGAAAGGCTTATCATCAGATGAAGAAGATACTGGGTGACAGCTATGATAACGTTCGTATCTACATGATGGCTAAGCATGGTTTGGAGCGTGATGCACAGATGGCTTTCAAGAAGTCTCTGGAAGCTGACTATGAGGACGTGGCTCAGAGAAGTGCTGCATACAAGGCTTACAAGGGTGATATGAACCGTATCATTAATGATAGCGACTTGGAGTTTGGCAGAGTAGACTTCACTACTTGGAGACAGAGAAATAATGCACTTAGGGCGAAATATTCTCCATCTTATATGAACTATCGCTATGACAAGAATGGTATTGCCTACGATTATTCAGGTTTGTCTGCTCTCTTTGACGGCTCAGACTTTGAGGAAGCTGCCTACAAACTGGTAAAGGATATTGAGGATAAATATGTAACCGAGACTCACGACCTCTGGGATGCAACGAATGCGGCTACCAAGAAGATTCTCCGTGATGGTTATAAGGCTGGCATGATGAGCAAAAATACTTATCAGTATGTGCGTGATATGTATAGCCATTATATTCCTCTTCGTGGCTGGGATGGCACTACTGCCGACCAAGTATGGGACTATATCGGTGGCGGCAAGGGTGCGTTTAATCAGACCTTGAAGAAGGCACATGGACGAACATCTATCGCTGATGACCCTATCGCATACATCGAGAACATGGCAGAGAGTGGAATCCTGCTCAACAACAAGAACTGGGTGAAACAACACCTGATGCTCTTGGCTCAGAATCATCCTACCTCTCTTCTTACCCTGAGCAAGGCTTGGTACGTGAAGAGTGTGGATGATAACGGCAACGAGGAGTGGATTCCTGCTACACCTCAGATTACTTCTCAGATGGATAGCAATCAGGTGAAGGCTGCCATTGATGCTTTCGAGAAGAAGATGGAACAGATGGCTCAGACTGGCGATGCTACTCAGAAAAGAGAAGGATTGAACATAGCCTATCCTCAGACTCATAGCGAGGAGAGAGAACATGAGGTGCGAGTGATGAAGGATGGCGAGGAGTACGTTATCTATGTGAATGGTGACCCTCAGTTGGCTCAGGCGATGAATAATACCAGAGCACACCGAGTAAGAGAGATTCAGAGCGGCAAACTTGATAGGGCTGCTGCTTGGTTGGGCAGAAAGATGGCTGCTGCCTATACCAGTCTTTCACCTCTCTTCATCCCTTCCAACTACTTCCGAGACCTGACCATGACGCTGGCATCTACCGCTATTCGTGAGAATGCAAAGTACAACTATCTGCTCAGAAAGAATCTTGCTACCTCTTGGAATCTCGGTTTCATGCTGAGAGACTATCAGAACGGCAAGTTGAGAGAGAAGGTAAGCAACGGAAACGCTACTCCAAAGGAAAGGATGTTCTATGACTTCATGATGAATGGTGGCGAGACTGGCTTTGTCTCTTCGCTTGATGTGGAAGACTTGAAGAAGAAATTCAAGAATGACTTGAAGGATTTGGATAGATGGAAGGCGAACCCAGTAAAGGTAGGGCACACCATCATGGATGGTATCGAGTTCCTGAACAGAGCAATCGAGGATAGTAACCGATTTGCGGTTTACATGACCTCTATTCAGTATGGACGTTCTATTGATGAGGCTGTGAATGATGCCAAGGACGTGACCTTGAACTTCAACCGCAAGGGTACTGGCGAATATGGCTGGCAGATGGTTAGAAATCTCTATCTTTTCATCAACCCAGCGGTACAGAGTTTGCAGACATTGGGTGCGCTTGCCAAACATCATCCTTTCAAGTTTACGGCTGTTACTGCATCGTGGTTGGCGAGTGGCGTGCTGGTTCCTATCGTTAACGCTGCTCTGATGAGTATGTTGGGTGGTGATGATGATAAGGATAAGTACTGGCAGTTCACAAAGTGGGATAGACGAAACAACCTGATTATGTGGGTTCCTTTCACTCATGAGTATGTGAAGATTCCGCTTGCTCAGGAGTTCCGTGCCTTTTATGGAATAGGTGATATGATTGCATCCAAGATGATGGGTGGCGAGTTGGCTGAGGAGAGTTGGAGTCAGTATGCAGAAGACTTGCTCGGTCAGGTAGTGGATATGCTTCCGCTTGACCCTACTGGCTATGATGGCAATATTGCTGTCAGTCTGATGCCGAATGCTATTCGTCCAGTCTTTGAGTTGGCTTTCAATATTGACTTCACTGGTAAGCCATTATTCAAGGACACAGAGTATAACAAGTATGACCCTAACTTCACCAAGGCATACGTGGGCACTCCTGATTGGTTGGTGCGTGCTTCCAAAATGGTTAACTCAATCGGAAACGACTATCCTGATGTGCAGCAGAATAGCATAGATGCTTTCGGTGACCCAAGATACAATCTGAATAACCCTGCCGTGGTTGACCATGTATTGTCTTCTTATCTCGGTGGTGCTTACACCATGGGCAGTCAGGTGCTCGGTTTGCTTACCAAGTCACTCAATGACCCGAAGGAAATCAAGGTGGCTGATATTCCATTATTCAGCAAGTTCGTCAGCAATCCTGATGATAGACCGGTTACTAAGAAACAAGGTGATGAGTTCTGGGATATGAAGGAGAATCACGACCGAGCAGCCAATACCCTGAGCAAGTTGAAGAAACAAGCTAAGGTGGATGGCGATTACTCTATGCTGGAGCGGTTCTACGGCTCTGAGGAGTATAAGCAGTACAAGCAGGATGATGCGAAGGTGAAGAAGTATGAGGAAGACAAGAAGAAGGAACGTGCTGAGGAGAGTGGGGAGGAGTATAGACATCACAAGTTGAATGCCGAGGATATTTACAAGGCTCATGCTACTCCGAAGGATGATTTCGAGGACTTGAAGCTGAAACAACTCTACACCAAATTGAACGGATTCAAGACTTCCTATGACCTCTTGGTTGATACGGCTCCTAGTCAGAGCGATGGCTACTACAACACCAACAAGGCTGCTATTGATGCCATTGACGAGATTTCCCTTGATAAGCAGGAGATTTCCGAGTTGAAGAAAGGTTTCTTGGATGATGGCAAGGATGCCTACAACGCTGAGGACATGAAGGAGATTCGTGAACTTAGAAAGAAGATTCTTTCCGTGCTGGAAAAGGCTAACAAGGTAGTTGTGGCTAACCAGAAGGCGAAGGCTGAGAAGTAATACATATATGACTATCCCCTGAAAGTGCTAGGCTTTCGGGGGATAATTGCTTTCAATCTGAAACTTTTTACCTCTATTTCTTGTGTAAATCTGTCAATCTGTAAGTGTTTGTAAAGTTTAACTATTAAAAATATCCTAAATTGTTATGCTTCCATTATTTCTTTTTATATTTGCAGCGTCTAAGAACATCTGAATCTCAGGTAATTACATCAGCAAAAGAATATCCAATTATTATAAACTTAAAAAATGAAGGCTTATGAAAAAAGATGAAGACGAAGACTTACGAGTCAAGAAATTAATCGGAGAGATTACAAAACTTCTCCCTGAACGCAGCAAGATTAAGACTGACTTACTCTATTTCAAGTATGCGCCTATATTGGTCATGCTTTTCAGATGGTATGGTATATCTCAGTTCTATGACAACAAAATGGAGATAACACTATGGTACGAAGAGAATGAGGAACCTATCTGGTTCTTCTACTTCATCACTTACATTCTTTACCCGATTTCTCTTTGGAAGGGTCAGGTGTTGCACCGATTGTGTGTAGAGTGGCGCATTCCGATTCTCTATATTGCAGGAGTCAATGTGATTCACGTCATGTATGATTCCATCGTTATCACGAATCAGATGTACTATTGTGATATGTTCCTGATTACACTCATTTTAATTATATATGCTTATGTCGCAATTAGTAAATTACAGCATCATCGAAGCTGGACTTCGTGCTCTCGCAGATAAGGCACATGAATCAGCAGTTGCCCAAGCAGAGGGCAAGCCTATCCCTTGCGGTCTGTCGGAAGGAGATATGGAACTTGTGGCTCTCCTTACTGCCATGATGAATGATACACAAGCCAACAAGGGATGGTGTGCTCACGAAATGGGCAAGTCTATCTCATCCTTTGAAAAGTATGTTCACGATGGCAAGATACCCGAAGGCATCCATGACCAGTTCGGGCATGAGAAGAAGTGGAATAAGTCGTTAATCAGATACTTCGCTAATAAGAAGGCTTTTTTCCACAAGCTATCACGAAAGTACGGCATCCATATTTAGTAATAGCTACACATTGTATATATAGGAGAGACCCAATCGCCCCTCCTGTATATTTATGACCTTTTCCGTAATCATAAATCTTTGCTAATCACATACTTATATAATCTTTTGCGAGTTTATCTATCTATATCCATATTATTCGTATCTTTGTGCTCGTAACGTTACAAAGTGAGAATCATAATTTAGTGTTTAACAAAAAAAGATTTCAGGATAATATGGAAAGTAAAACGTATGTATTCGGAAACGAAGGCTCAACATCTAATAATGGGATGCTCGGTCTTCTTGCGCCTCTGCTCCAGAAGCAGGGTGTTGACCCTAATGTCCTCCTTGCCATGAAGGGAAACAATGGTTTCGGTGGCGAAGGTGGATGGTTCATGTGGGTAATATTCCTTTTCTTCCTCATGGGTTGGGGAGGTAACGGCTGGGGAGGTTTCGGCAATAATGGTCGTGGTGGTCTTGCCAACGAGATTAACAATGACTATGGTCGTGGTCTCCTGATGGATGCCATCGGTGGTAACCGCAATGCACTCTGCAATCTTGCCACTCAGTTGAACTGTACCGAAGGACAGATTCAGAGTGCCATTTCTGCATTGACCTCTCAGGTACAGAGCGTAGGTAATCAGGTTGGTATGAGCGGTATGCAGACTATCAATGCTTTGCAGCAGGGTAATATGCAGATTGCTCAGCAGATTGCAAACTGCTGCTGCGAGAACCGCTTGGCTATCTGCCAGCAGACTGGTACTTTGCAGAATGCCATCAACAATGTAGCTAATGGTCAGGAGCGTGGCTTCTCCAATGTGGCTTACGAGACTCAGAGACAGACTTGCGACTTGCACAACGCTATCAAGGATAGCACTCAGACCATCGTTGACGGTCAGAAGCAGGCTGAGATGAGAGAAATGCAGAACAAGATTGATGCTCTGCGTGAGGAGAACAGCACCTTCAAGTCTTCTGCTATGACCTCTCAGATTGTTGGTCAGGCGGTGGCTCCTATCAATCAGGTGTTGGCTGGCTTGCAGAACGAGGTGGCTGGTATCAAGTGTAAGTTGCCTGAGACCGTGACTACTCCTTACAGCCCATTTACTGCGGTTCCTAACTGCGTTGCTTATCAGGCTGGTTTGTATGGACTGAATGCTGCAAACAATGCAGGATTCTGGGGTTAATAAGGAAAGGAGGCTGCTATGTTTTGGTTAAGACCATTTACATGGGTGAATCGTAATGGTTCGGCAGCTATCGCTTCAACGGGCGTGGCGGTGAACACCAACAATGTTGTTTTCTCGTTCAAAAACCACGCCTTCCTGAATGCCAGCTATAGAGGAACGATTTTCGTGAACCTGATGCAGGCTATTCCGACTGGAACGACTGGCACGCTGCCTATCCTTTTCGAGACCAACGGAAGTACTCAGGCTGTGACCAAGTATAATGGCGCACCATTGACGGTTGCAGACGTGCAGGGAACTGGTGTTTATCAGTTTTGGTTTGAGAGAGATACTAACACCCTACAGATGATGTCGGGTATTGTTTAACAAGAATAGATAATAGGAGATTACATTATGTTTCAAGGTTTAAGAACAAATTCTTTATTCTATGTCCTAGACAAGGGCGAGAACCCGAACTTGCGAATCGGTCAGGTGGTTTCAGTAAGCAATCCTCAGACGAAATACCCTACCTTTAACAACGGCTTTACTCCTCAGCCTATGGAGACCGTAGTGGACGTGAAGGTGAAGCTGGGAGACGAGGAAGTGGATTTCAAGCAACTGCCAGCAAACGGACAGATAGCCAACGACAAGAACCTTGTGGTTAGCGACAATAAGGATGCCATGAGTGTAGAGGTGGATGCCATGCTGAGACAATCCAAGGCGATACTGGAGAGCGTAGATTACAACAAGAGGGTAGTAGAATCTTGTGAGGGAATGCTACAGCAACTCAACCCCCAGATAGCCAAGGATAAGGAACAGACCGAGAAAATCAATAAACTGGAAGGTAAAGTTTCTGGTATTGAGGGCAAGATTGACAAGATGATGGGATGGCTCCAGCAGACCATGAGCAAGTAATCTCCTATCTATTCACTTAAAATCATAAGATTATGGTAATGATTGAGATTACAGAAGATAAGTTCGATGATTTGTATGACAACATCGAATCCATGCTTGGTTTGGGTAGCAAGGCTATGTCTTGTCTGAAAAAGATGAAGCAGGAGCGTATGGGTGAGCGTATGCCTGATTATCGTGACGATTGGAGAAGAGAACGTGAGGAACGTGAAGAGCGTGAGAACAGACGTAGATTCAACAACGTAAACGATGATTGGAACTACCCGAACCGCTATGGCGAAAGAGGTGGTGGCGGCTACAATGGTGGCGGTCGCTAGTGTTTAACTTGGGAGTTTTGGCACCGACATTTATGTCGTGACCAGACTCCCTTTAATATTCAGTAATATGGGAAAATGCAGAATGCCATTGGATATGTATGACCTCAAACCTGAGGGAATGGTTTCTTATCTCAGATACAATGGCTATCATTTCAGCAAGAAGATGTGCGAGTGGGCGGTGAGCCTGATGTACAAGTATGACCCTTCCTCCAAGCGTGATGTAAGTGTCTCGTTTTGGGATAAGGAGAAGGTGGATTCCCTTCTGCTCGGTCAGGGAGTAGAGGTAAAGAATAAGGCTGGCTACGACCATGTATATGTGGCGAATATGGCTAGGGCAGACTTCTACAAGTCTTCCATCAAGGATGAGGAGCAGCTAGCCCAGTTTATCAAGGATATGGTGGATGATGCCGACCAGAAGGATGGTTTCATCTTTAACAGATTTTATGCCGACTGCTGCCATAATGGTGTGCCTATCCCTTGGGAAGATGTGTTATGATGAGAAGAGTGATTGAACTCCCGAAGTACGATTGGAGCATAGTATGTTTCATAGGTTATCAGCCACCTGATGCCGATGAGATATGCCATGCTCTTTCTGATATTGGCTGCAACGGAAATCCGTTATCGGAAGCATACAAGCATCTGTCTTTATCGAGTGGAGATAGGGGGCTTACCTATTCCAACCTAGCTGAAAGAAGGAGTGTTCTTGCCATTGGGGAGTGTGAATCTGATGGTAGCATCATCAATACAATAGGTCATGAGCTTCTTCATGTGTTAGCGCATATCTGTGAGCAGGATGGGATAGATATGCTGAGCGAGGAACCATGTTATATAATGGGAAGTCTGTGCGAGAAGTTTTTCAATGTGTATGATTAATGTTGTTGTTTCTACTTGCAGCATAAGAAGAAGGGTGAGTCTTTCGACTCACCCTTCTTCTTTTATCTATATGGCTTACTCCCCATACTTTGGCTCCTCATACACCAAGTTATGCTCATCTACGTAAGCCTTAGCTTCTGGGTATGTGTCAAACTCTACTGCGGTGGCATTTACTGATGGGAATACCTCAGCATTGTCACCTTTCTCTGTGAGAGGGAGCACCATCTTTGTTCCCTCATGTATTACCTTATACTTCTTTGTTAACTTATTCATATCTTGTTTCCTTTCTTTTTGATGTTAAACTTATGATACTTTATGCAGGAGTGATTGAGACGGTGTAGCCCTTCTGCTGCAATGTTGTAACTGCGGCATCTGATGCTGATGTTTTAGTTCCACAAGCTATAATAGCTTTTTTAAAAGAATTATCACTACTAGTAAATCCAACAACGCATTTTGCTTGATTTATCAACATAGCATCTAAATCTTCTCCAAAGTTTGGGTTGCCTTCAAAGGCTAATATCTTGTATGAGTTATTTCTATTTGTCTTCCATGAAAACTTAGAATTATTATCAGACATTGTTAGAAAATTCTCATTTCCAATTTTTGAAATATCACCATATACAGAATTTCCTCTAAAGACTCCCATAGCAGATGTGAGAGAAGGATAGTTAGAAGGTATAAATTCTCCATATACTTTTGTGTTATCTAGTGTTAGCCACTTTATAGTTCTAGGAATATTTGCAACATCACCAGTTACGGCACTTCCATTAAAGGCATTAAATTCGACAAGGGAAAGGTTCTTTATATATTTTGTGTCAAGTACACTACTACCAGAATATTTAAGAACATTAAGTTTCGTTATACTTGCTATATCTGCACTATTCTGTAGTGTCGCTTTACCAAGAATTAAAGTACCAAGAATAGAACAGTATTTTAACTCAGAAATGTCTATCGTAACCCCAGTGTTGTCTGGAATAGTTAATTGTCTTAAACCATACTTATTCCCAAAGCAAATTAAGGAACTTACATTTTTAACATATATATCATGCAAATCTACATTTGTGATAGATATGTTTTTACCTGTGTTATTACTTAATGTGCTATCTGTAAAATTTCCATTTACATTTCTAACTTCACTATTTCCAGTGAATGCAACTTGAATCTTCTGAGAAGATTCAGAAGGTGATGCAATTTCATTTAACGAAATAGAAAACTCACCAATTTTCAAAAGATTGTCATTGTTGACACTCTCATTAAGTCTTGTTATTAAACATTTTCCCATAATAATTATTATTAATTGTTATTATATTCATAATATGTATCTAGAGTTGCAATCTTTGACTTTAACCAGTTTGCTACTCTTTTTACCGAATTAAAATACCCACCAATAGTGGGAGCTTTACTATAAGTTCCAATAAGAGGCGTTTCACCTTGCGTGGTGTTCTTTGCTTGAAATATTGTATTATTGTAAATACAATATTGGTTCACAGAATATATTTTATTTTGGTCATATTCCTTTTCTGTACCATCTCCCCATCCTACAATTCTCCAATTATTGTTTACTAGGCTTCTTCTAAAAGATGGAGTTTCATTATATAATTCCAAGTCTTTTTTGATATTATCATATCCAACTTTCTCTAGCCATGTCTGCAAAAGATTCACAATATTATCAACATCAAATATCCCTTTATCGCGAAGTTCTTTATATCTAGATTTCAATTCCTCTGCAAATATAGTTTGAAATCCAAACGTATATTTATCTTCTGGATTAAACTTATCAGAACCATAGACAACAAAAGTACCACTCCAGTAAGAGCCTAAAATAGAATCTGCATCATATAACGTAGGACACCAATGAGTACCATCATAAGTTACCCAAATCCAGTTTTTACTAAATCCATCCAAATGGTAAATTATATTAGAACATAAGATGTAGTCAATAAACATATTGACATTTAGATATTTTTCAAATGTACCCTTATTGTTTGCTGTTTCCAATGCTTTAATTAACCCTGACAGATTGGTAATGTATTCCTTTACCTTTTTGCTGTTTGCATCAACATCTGATAGTTCTTTTGGATTGTCCCCATCATACGCATTACCATTGATGTCAACCAATTTTTTGGGATTTCTAATTTCAAAGGCAGACCAATTTACAACTCCTCCAAACAACGTGTCTTTATTTATGGTACCATCAAGTATTATATTTTCGGATTTTTTCTTGTCACACTGATATACCTCCTTGGACTTCTTTAAGTTCCAAGCATATACTCCCATCCAAGTTTCTTCATTGGTCTTTGAGTTGACCCATGTAATAACGATAGGAAAACCGTCTGGGTGACACTTTGCTCCATTGAAAAAATCCTTCTTTAAATCACCCAAGCCATCTGTCACGCTATCATTTGAATAACTATACTCGTAAGGGTACTGCTGACCGATAGGACGAGACTTATACACCTGCTCCATTAGCCAATAGCCTACAATGCACTGACCACGGAAAGCATCAATGTAGTACTTCTTTAAGTGGAAACTATCTTGTGTAGGGAAATCTCCAAACTTAATCTCACTGCCATCAGCAATATCTATAGCCATATTCTTTACATAGTAAGCCATAGATGAACTACCTTGTGCATTCAAGATTACTGGCTTACGGAAATAGTTTCCATCCTTGTCATTGTATTCAATTTCAGCTTCAATATCATCCTGCTTTGTAGTAGGCAACTTAGAAGCATAGATTCTTACTTGTGCTGCAATACGAGGGATAGGCAATTCTATATGGCTATCCTTGCTGAAATCTGATTGATTCTCCATCTTGATACCAGCAGACTTGAAAGCATTATTTACTTCTGTTGCAGCTTCATCAGATAATTCAAGGTGCTTAGCAGAAATTTTGTGCTCATGACGAGTACCTTCTGAATCTCTAAAACCAAGCAACTTGCCTTCTGCGTCTGTTGTTATTTCAGTTCTCCCCTCAGGGTCTTCAATATGCTCAAATTCTGTTGGAATGGTCTCGGACTTGGCATTATGAATATAGTGACTGCCATCATTATAAGTAGCAGAAAGAATCTTTCCTTCTGCATCTTTCTCAACTGCAAGATATTCCTCGTTATCCTGCAAAGAGAAGACATCAAGGAGTTCTTTGAGGTTGGTATCTATTGTACCTACCTTCTCCTGCAATGATGCAACATCTGATTGAAGCTGAGCGATAACTTGCTTTAAAGCATTTACTGCATGGATTTCACCAATGATTTCACCATCTCTTCTAAGACCAAGTACTACTTTATCGTCAGTAGTAATCCAAGCTGCAAAGTATTCCTCATTCTGAATGACATGATACATTTCGTTAAGAGGATAATAAGGCTTGCCAGTTGCTCTGTAGAAACCAAACAGAACCTTATCATTTAAATCCACTATAGCTTTGAGGAACTCTTCGTTCTCAATTATTCTAAAGCACTCTTTTACTTCATTTTCGATGAGTGATTTGCCTTCCTCTTTGTCTACCTTTGTGTCTTGAAGATTCTTGATGTCTTCTACTAACTTAGTGCTAACACTATTGAGGTTTGCAAGGATGCTTGTCAGAGTCTGAGTATTATCAATGTTAGAAAAGAAGTCCTTCAACTCCTTCAATGTGTCAATAGTACTTGTAGTATCATCATCACCCAAGATAGCGGTAATCTTATCTGCCAAGAGATTTACTTGGAACTGCAATCTGTCTTCTACCGCACTTGTTTTGCCAAATACTGGAGTACCATCCCACTGAAAACCGAAGAGAAGTTTGTCTTCTGCATCCACCTTGGCAAAGATGAACTCTTCATTCTGAATGTAGCGGAAAGGAGTTTCTACTACCGTTCCTTCCTCATCCTTGATGGAAGACTTATCTACTACCTCATCTACTGCACTTTGGATATTGACTGCGGTAAGTTTTGACTTCTCATTATTATAAGTAACGGCAGTAGCCTGACTTGCACCACCAGTAGCAGCTATAGACTTGATGGTTTCTTCCATCTGAGTACTGCGAGTCTGCAATAATGAAATGTCTTCATCATTGGCGGTGATTTGCTGTTGCTTATCATCAATCTGTGATTGCTTATCTTCTAGCTGACTCTGATGTTTTTTCAGTGTATCATCAACGTTCTGAATGGTTTCCACCAAATCCTTAGGAAGACCAGTGGCTGCATTAATAGTCTGACGAAGCTCTGGGTCTAACTTCTCTACACCGATGGTGTTGTCTTTCAACTTGTCTTTGGTGATGGAGTTCTCTGCCAACTTCTCGTTGGTGATACTTCCGTCCTCCAGTTTCTCGTTGCTGACAGAACCATCTTGGAGATTGGTGTTGCCAACAGAACCAGCAGCCATCTTTTCGTTGGTGATAGCACCATCCTTGATTTGCTGAGTCTCTAACTCATCCGTTACATTGACCTTCTTGTCGAGTGATTCCTTGACGGATTCTCCCGATTCTTCGTCTTTGATGAACTTCGAATATGTCAGAGTCTCGTCTTTGCGCCCACTTACAAGGATGCTGTTGTACTTTTTCTTTTCTGCCATATTATTCTTTTAATTTAATTTGATATTCGTTATCATCACCAGCTACAAGTTCGTCTGACCAATAGTAGTAGAGGTCACCTAGCTTTGTGGTGTTCATGGATGCCTCGAAACCGCATTGGTTGAAGATGAGCGGCTGGCGGCTTGCAAACCAGATGTATGGTTTCTCTTCCGTGGTTGTGATGGTGAGAGTCTGACCGACAAGAGTACCAGCAAACAGCGTAAGGTCTTCCATATTCAACTCACTCATATTCTTGGCTGATGATGCGCCATAATAGCTTGCCTTGACGGTTCCACTTGCTGTGATGGTAACATAGCCTGATACGGCTGGGATGAAGACCTTGTGGGTGTTGCTGTTGTAATATTCAGCAGTAACGTCCTTTCCGTCCATGATAACCTTTACCTGACCGATGCTGAAACCTTCTATAGGCATGAACTGAGCTTCCAGTTTCTTTCCGTTGCTGATAGTTCCGTTAATTACAAAGTTCTCCTGATTCTCCACCATTTGGGTTTCCCCATTGATGGTGTAGCTAAACTTAGCGTTATCAACGATGAATGATATAGGGCAAGTAGACTGATTCTCGGTCACGATGTAGTAGCGAAGGTTGAATAAGCCAGTATGCTCTCCTTCCGTAACACCGATAGGAACATTACTCATAGAGTTGTGTTCTACGATTCTCAGAAGGTTGCGCTCGATGCTGACCATTTCGCTGCCCTCATACTTCCATGATACCCTGACGCTATAGTTTCCGTAATCAAGGGTGGAAGGAATGTCGCATATCAGTACGTTGCCTTGGATTCCTGCTACTTGAACTGGAACAGAAATTGTATTGCAGAAACAGCCTGACAACTCAACATTGATGTCGGTAGCAAGATTCATATCGAAGTCAACGAGTCGCTGAAACTCTTTTGATACGTCCATCTTCCGCACCATGATGTGGAGTTTGAAACTATTTCCTTGTACTATTTTATAAATCATATTTGATACACATTATTAATAATAGCGCAAAGATAGGCAGAATTTTCTCCACCTATCTTTTATCCGTTTATTTAGGGCAGAAAAAATTTAGATTAAGCCCTTCCATCTGAGAAATTTGCGCTTGCGGCTGCGCTTTCCCTTCTCACTCTTGCAGTTGGTATGATAGACACAATCCTTGAATAGGTCTCTGACCTTCATGTCGCTGTCTACCAGTTTTGTTTTCTTGAATGCCTCGAAGAGTGAGCGGTTCATAATCATGAGGTTGCCCTTCTGCGTAGGAAGGACGTAGAAGATTTCACCATTGTTCTTCTTGGATGCGTAGTCTGCCTTAGCCGTAGCTTGGCGGTACATGATTTCGCACTTGATGCGCTTGAAAATTTTTGTTACTTTCATAATCGTAATTATTTGTTTGAAACTATATGATGGTTGCTGCCGAAACAGAAACCTTTCTTCTCATTACTCTTGCCTGATTCTGAATCATTTTTGGCATTTCCATTTCGTTGAAACAGATATGGAGTCCGATGGCTCTGGTCATGAGCAAATCATCGTGCTTTCCGTCTGCTGCCTCGTATACGGTTCCGTTCTTCTCGTAGGTGAGATATTCATCTAAGCATCTATCGTCTCGCTCTACATAGAGTTGTTCACGGATAGTCTGAACCAATACTGAGATAACCATTGGCTTGGTTGCCACGTTGGTATGGAATCCGTACTTCACTGGAACCTTATTCTTGATGTCTGATTCACTCTGCTTGCGTGCATAGAGGTTGTCGTATACGTCCTTGATTTGGTTCAGGATAAACTCAGACTGGTCACCACCTTCCAAGATGTGCTCCTTGTCTTTCGTCTCCAAGGTGTTTGACTCAATAACCAGTAGGGCATCATTGTAGAATTTGGCTATCTGAGCCGCCTTCCATGCCAGCAAGTCCATATCAATGTGCCCATACCATTGGGCTACCACATACGGCTTGCCACCTTCCATCATCCAATAGCGGTCGAAGACACAGATAACAGACCAGTCGGCATTCTTACTACGTCCACCAATATCCACTACGACCAGATAGCGGTTTATCACCTTACAATCATCAAAGGTCTCGGGCTTGCTCCATATCCACAACTGCCCCTGCTTGTCTTCACAGAATCGGACATTCTGCATACACTTCTTACCTTTGTAGCCATCACCATAAACATCACCGATGAACTTAGGTGCTCGGCATCCCTTGCGGAACTTGTCAACCTTGTCTTCGGCAAACACCTTGGCTCCTGAATGCTTGAATGCTTCAATATCATCGGTAGGGTAGCCAGCAGCCATATCGGCATGGTCGGTGAACTTTTTGCGCTCGGCAATATACCAGTTGATGGCTTCGAGTGGAGCACCCAGTGTCCATAACTTCCAAAGATAGGTACATGGCTCCTCTCGGTCGGACATCGTATTGGTATTGTTGCGGTTCTCGTATAGCCATTTGGCAAACTCTACCTTCTGTTTCTTGCTTTCAAATTCAAGATGATACATATCGTATATCTCGTACCAAGGAACAAAGAATGGCTCAAACTGAGATTCTCCCTTGACTGCTGCAAGCCACTCCTTGTGGAAGAAGTTGCCAGTACCATTGGCGGTGGATTCGTAGGCAATCATCGTGTATGGTCGGTACAAGATACCATTGGTAGCGTTCTGTACTACCTCCTCAGGAGATTTACCATCCGTCTTTTTCCACAAACCAACCTCGGAAAGGTGAACCAAGTTGTAGTCTTCACCATTGGCTGATAGTGGTCGCTCCATGGAACCCACCTTAATCTTGCAGAATCGCTGAGGAACCTTCTTTACATTACCTGATGTTCCTACTCCAACAAACTTCGGTTCGTTTTCAGAGAATGCTTCTCCCATTTCGTAGAGGAACTTGGTTGGGAAGTTTTTCAGAGCTTCCTTGAACATTCCTCGGATAGTCTCTGCTGTGTCCTTCACCTGAGCCACGATGAGCGAGTTGAGACCCTTTTGCCACATGAGTTGCAGCCAGAGGAAGTACATCTGAATGACCGTAGAACCTCCCCATTGTCGGGCTTTCAGCAGGATGAGACGGATAGGTCGATTCTTCTTTCTTCGCTCCTCCAGCCACCTGAGCAGTCTACGCTGCGGTCTTCTGAGTACAAAGCGGAAGGGGAGACCTCCACCTTTCGGCTTGATATAGATGAACGTGGCGAAGAAGAAGAAAGGGTCGTGTTTCATCCTGATGCGAGTGAACTGCTCTACCAGTTGCTCAATCTCTTCTTCTAGATCGTATGGTTCGTCTATATCCTTGTGCAGTTCCTCGATTACCGCCTTGCAGCTACCAAACTCGATGAGCATCTTGACGAGCGGAATCTTCTTCATCGAAACTGGAAGCTGCTGTCTCTGAATTGGGAAGTCTGGAAGGAAAAGCAGGAATCGCTTGTCTCCACAACCTTCACCCTTGATAGGATTGAAAGGTGTGTTGATTTCCTTGATTCGTTTCTCGTTCTCTTTCAGGATGCCAAGCACATGTTTGTCTACAGCATCAGTCAGTTTGGCGGTTACTTGTCTTGGCATAGCGGTGCATTTAGATAACCCCACAACAGACCAAGTACATAGCAATAGATGTGGACTCCAACTGCCATGCAAGGGAAGAAGATTCCAACACAGATATATAGGAGAATGGTGAGATTGTATCTTACCTTATTCTCCACGTATGGGGCGATAAAGCCCATGTAAGCATAGATAAAGCCGCTGAGACCGATGATTGGTACAGATGAGGTGAAGGGATAGCTGATGGCTATGAGATAGAATGCCACCAAGTGACCGATGCCACAAGGGATGGCTCGGTAGCATTGATGGAAAACATAAAGGTTGATGGCAGCATGAAAGATATTCTGATGAAAGAAAGGGTAGCTTAGTCGGTTCTGAATAGAACAATCGTCAAAGAGACCCATGCCATTATATCCAAGAAAAGTGATACACATTATTATAATGTACCCAGCATAAAGCGCAATCTTCTCTTTCGTCTCTCGTAGCATCTTTGCTTCTCCTCCTTTCTCACCCTGCTAAGAATTACGTGTATGCTTTGAGGAGTCAAATAGAAACTGGGTGCTTTTTCAGCACATACACGTTTGATAATATCCATATTACTGAGATATGGCTCATTACTCTTATGAATCTGGAATCGTCTGAAAATTTCCTGATACATTTCCTTTCGGGTAGGAATCATGTTATCAAGAGGTTTTCCTTTCAGCAAGTCTAATATGACTATATAAGCACGGTCTTCTGAAACCCAAAATCTTCTGCTCGGAGATTGGGCTAGCTTTTCCTCAATCTCTGAGAGTCTGATATTGTCTCTTACATTAATAATTTCTTTGTAAGCCCTCAATAAATCAGCATCACGTTCCTCTATAAAATAGCATCGTGAATCCTTATATTTCATATCTGACTCTGCAAATATACAAAAAAGTATTGAATTAGTCGCATCCGATTAGACTAAATTAACGGATAAAAGATGAAAATCGGAAAAAAACATTAATTTTGGGCATTGATTTATAAATATACACATATATATATGGACGAAAATACAAATATTGAGCAGAATGCTGGTGCAGCAAAACAGCAAGACACCAAGACCAAGAGAGACTTGGCTTTGGAGCGTTTGAAGACCCGCCATCCTGATACTGAGTATGCGGATGATGAAGCTATGTATGGAGCCATCAACGATGATTATGATGCCGACCAGAAGGCTTTGCAGGGTTACAAGGATAATGAGAAGGCGATGGGCGATTGGCTGGGTAGCGACCCTGAGGCGGCTACCTTCCTTCAGGCGATGAAGGCTGGCAAGAGTCCTTACGCCGAGTTGATTCGTACCCATGGCGAGGATGCCATTGATTACTATTCAGACCCTGACAATGCGGATGAGATTGCATCGGCTCAGTCGGAGTTCTTGCAGAATGCTGCCAACGGCAAGAAATTGCAGGAGGAGTATGACAAGAACATGCCTTCCAGCTATGAGGTGTTCGACAAGTTGGAAGAGAAGTATGGCGAGGAAGCTGTGAATGATGCCATCGACCAGTGCTTTCAGACTATGCGTAATGTGGTGACTGGCAAGTTTACCGAGGAAATGATTACAGCTTTCATCAAGGCAAAGAACCATGATACTGATGTGGCTGATGCAGCCCATGAAGGTGAGGTTCGTGGCAAGAACAGCAAGCACGTAAAGAACCTTGAACTGAGAAAGAAGGGCGATGGTACTGCCGACCTTGATTCTGCCAATGCAGAGACCAAGCAAACAGATAACCAGCCTGACCTTGGTGCTGTAGGTAGGGTATCACGAAGGGGTAACGTCTGGGAGCGTGGCAACGAGAAGAGAACACACATTCGATAATTCGACAAGGTGAAAAGATAATATATAATGTTTAATTAATATTCAGAATAACAATGAAGAAAAGTACATTTAATCGGCTGCTTTCCGTCTTCCTGATGGTTATGGCAGTTATTTTTGGAGTGAATGGTCAGGTTATCATGGCTGAGGCGGCAAATCTGCCTGATGGCGGTAGTACCGAGAGTGGTTCTGCTGCTGAGGCTGGTGGTGCTCCTGCTGCTGGTGAGGCTGGCAATGGTGGTGCTGCTCGTCAGAGTGAAGGTATCAAGAGCGAGACTCAGGGACGTGAGCATTTTAACGAGAATGGAACGGAGTATTATCTGAACGACATTGATGAGAAGATTACCAAGATTCGCCCGATGGCTACTCCAGTTGACCAGATTTCACGCTATGCGACAACCAAGTCTGCCAACTCGTTTGTAGTTGAGTATTGGAGTATCGGTACACGCCCTATCAAGACTACCGTGAAGGAGGCAACGGTGGAGAGTACTGGTACATCTATGGTATTGAAGGTAGAAGACCCTACCATGTTTACGCTGGATGATACCATCCGAGTGGTAGGTGTGAAGGCGATTACCAACTATAAGGGTGTTGCATATTCTACCATTACTGATGCTCCTACTCCTGATTTGGAACTCTGCGTTTGCGGTAAAGACACAGAAGGTTATCCGATTGTGTATGCTGTAAATGGTAAGTTGGTCAATAAGCAGGCTATCGGTATTCCAGCCTTGAAGAAGGGTCAGAAACTTATCCGTATGGCAAAGAGTTGTGGCGAAATGGACGTTCAGACGGGTCGTTTCAACAACCTTCCTTCTAATGAGGTTCAGTATTGTCAGAACTTCATGATTCAGGTCGAGCAGACCACCTTCGATAAGATTGCTGCTAAGCGAGTGGATTGGGATTTCTCAGACATTGAGGAGGATAGCATCTATGATATGCGTCTTGCTATGGAGGGTACTTATCTCTTCGGTGATATGGCTTGCATCAAGCACGAAATCAAGGATGGTTCTGCCCAGTGGTTTACCAAGGGTATCTGGTGGATGGCTGGTAAGGATATTGAGGTAGGTCATGTTGCTACTGCTGACGATATTAAGAAGGGCTATAACAAGAATGAGCGAGTGATTACCGACAAGGAGTTGGTTGATATTTCCAAGGACTTGTTTGTAGGTACTGGTATCGGCAACAAACGCAAGGTGATTATCGCTGGTTCTGACTTCGTGAGCGCATTCAGCAAGATTGATTCCGACAAGTTCCGCTTGAAGGACACCGTTGATATTTGGAAGTTGAAGTTCAAGAGTTGGGAGACCGACTTCGGTGAGGTGCTGATGATTCACTCAGAGTTGTTCGACCTCTTCGGCATGAGTGACTGCGGCTTTGCCCTTGACCCAGAGTTCTTGGTTAAGCGAGTACACTTGTCTTGGACACGAAACGTTCTCGACTTGAAGGCGGCTGGCATCCGTAACACCGATGCAGTAGTTATTCAGGAGGTAGCTTGCCTGTATTTGAAGTACCCTAAGGCACATGCTCGTATGCGCCTTGCTGCGGTTCCTGCTACAGAGGACACTTCTGATACAGAGGAAACCAAGGCTGCTGCCTAAAAGCAAGTAGAATTGCTAATTTATTCATCAAATAGTGAGGGGTGTGGGCACTAGCCCCATCCCTTTTTTAGTAACACATATATATAATAAGGTATAATCATGTTTAATAAATATCAAGCAGGTACTGATTTGGCATTCAGCGTTATGGTAGGTAATGAGCGAATGCGCATTCTCTTTGAGGGTAAGAGTACTGGCAGTAGTGTCTATATGACAAGAGACCCAAAGGTACAGAAGGCTATCGAATCTCATTATTGGTTCAACGACAAGTTCTTCTTGGTGGAGAGTATTGACGAGAAGAAGGAAGCTGCTGAAGCCAAGAAGAAGGCTGCTGCCAAGGCAAAGAAGAAAGTGGCTGACGAGAAGAAGACCCACGTAGTGACAGATGTTGAGGATGCCAAGGACTATCTGGCTGAGACCTATGGTGTGAGCCGTTCCAAGATGAAGACCAAGGAAGACATCTTGGCGATTGCTAAAGAAAAGGGTGTTGAACTAGAAGGTTTAGAGTAATGGTAGAATATGCTGTATCTGATTTAGTGAAAGAGGTGAAGGTGCTCTTGGATAGAAACCAAGAGTCTGCTGGCTTGCTGGCTCCTAGCGATTCTGATACACTCTCGCAAGCAGAACTTATTGAGAGTAAAATCGTAGATGCAGCAAGAATTATTCTTTCGGATGCTCCTGAGGATATGGTGGAAGGTACTTCGTGTACGAATGCTGTAACGTGGACTGATAGCAACGGCTATTACGTGGGTAAGATGGTTTTGCCTACCGATATGCTGAGAATCCTTTCTGTGAAGGCAGAAGGCTGGAACCGTCCTGCCGAAATCATTTCAGAGAGTGATGATGCCTACAAGTATCAGAACTGCAAATATGGAGTCAGGGGAAATCCTGAGCGACCGATTGCGGCTATCGTGCATACGGCTAATGGCAAGAGTATCGAACTATATACCAGCACAAAGCAGGATGCTACGTTGGCATTCATCTACGTTCAGGTTCCATCTATCACTACCGAACAGAAAATCAGTCTGCCTTCCGTCCTGAAAGATTCTATCTTATACATGGCTGGCTATCTCACTTGCATCAGTCTTGGCGATACCGATACCGCAAGCAAATTCATTGGGGTGGCTCGGAAACTGGCACATATTGTTGAACCTACAGAAACATCATAAACTATGGCAAAGAAGAAAGAAGAAACAAAACTGCTGTCGTTGAGCAGGGTGCTTGACAAGGAAGAACTGGATAGCGTGAAGGCATCCAAGAACCGATTTGACAAGCCATACGAGCGTGCCTTCTCTATCTTGCTGGAGGCTCAGCGATATTACAATAACATGGATAACTTCCGTAAGCGAAGACTGAGAAACAAGCGATACTGCTATGGAGACCAGTGGGGCGATACCATTGAGTTCAAAAGCAAGTGCGGTTTTACTAAGCGTATCAGGGAGGAAGACTATATCCGTGAGCAGGGTAGCGAACCATTGAAGAACAACCTTATCCGTAGGTTGGTGAAGAATGTACTGGGCGTATATCGCTCACAGAGCAAGGAACCAACATGTAACGCTAGAGATAAGGATGAAAAGCGATATGGTGAGACCATGAGCGTGGTGCTGCAATGTAACCGACAACTGAACCGAGAGACGGAACTGGATGCACGAACCATGGAAGAGTTCCTGATAAGCGGTGCTGCTATCTATAAGAAAAAGTATGGATGGCGAAGAGGTAGGTTGGATTGCTGGACGGACTACGTGAACCCTAACAATTTCTTCATAGACAACAATATGAGGGATTTCCGTGGTTGGGACGTGAGTTGCTTGGGTGAAGTGCATGACATTACCATCGGCAATGTACTGAGAGAGTTTGCCAAGTCTCCTGCTGAGGCTCGTAAGTTGAAGGAGATATACCGGTTGGCGGCTAACCGAGATTTCGTGATTGCAGACTGCACCCAGCGATTCGGTGAGTTCGACCCTAAGACTATCGACTTTATGAATCCTTCCAACCCTTCGCTCTGCCGAGTGATTGAGGTTTGGCGCAAGGAGAGTAAACCGAGATACCGATGCCACGACTACAACAATGGCGATGATTTCAAGATTGATATTGAGGATAAGGCTGATATTGTAGATGCAGAGAACAGAGACAGAATCAGGCGAGGTATGGCTGCTGGTATGCTGGAAGAGGATATTCCTCTGATTGATGCCGAGTGGTTTATGGATGATTACTGGCATTTCTACTACCTTTCTCCTTTCGGTGATATTCTGAGAGAAGGCGAGACCCCTTATGCTCATGGTGAGCATCCATACTGCTTTAAGTTCTATCCGTTTATTGATGGCGAGATTCACAGCTTCGTGGAAGACGTGATTGACCAGCAGAGATACGTGAACCGACTTATCACGATGTATGACTTCATCATGCGTGCGAGTGCCAAGGGTGTGCTGCTCTGTCCTGAGGATTGTCTTCCTGATGATATGAGTTGGGATGATTTCTGCGATGAGTGGAGTAGATTCAATGGTGTGGTGAGATACAAGCCAAACAAGAGCGGTCAGGTTCCTCAGCAAGTGGCGAACAACTCTACGAATATCGGTATCGGTGACTTGCTCAGCTATCAGTTGAAGTTCTTCGAGGATATATCGGGAGTGAATGGTGCGCTGCAAGGTAAACCAGGAGTATCAGGTACGAGCGGTTCGCTTTATGCCCAGCAGACACAGAATGCTACCATGTCGCTGCTTGATATTTTGGAGACTTTCAGCCAGTTTATCATTGATGGTGCTTACAAGACCGTGAAGAATATGCAGCAGTACTATGACGTGGCTCGCAACTTCAATATTGTTGGTAGAGCAGGACAGATTGTACACTATGACCCTAAGAAGATACGAGACGTAGAGTTTGACATCAACATCACAGAAAGTACGGCTACTCCTGTATACAGACAGATGGCGAATGAGTTCCTTATGACCTTGTGGCAGAATCAGGCTATCACGCTGGAGCAGTTGCTGCAAGTAGGAGATTTCCCATTTGGAGAGGAGTTGCTACAATCGGTTGCATCCAACCAGCAAGCCATTCAGAATGGTGAGACTCCACAAGGATTCTCTCCTCAGTTGCAAGCGCAAGTTGCTCAGGCATCACAGAGCAATCCGAAGGCTCAGGCGATGTTGCAGCAGATGATGAGCGGTCAGGGGGTGAGTCCTGACGGACAGAACCCACCACTTGCTGCTTAGTTTATAGTTAATAGTTAATTGTTTATAGTTATGATTGCAGACAAACCAAGTGACAAGGAATGGTATGGCAATGGGAAACCTGATGCTAGCCAAGGTGGCAACCCGAATGGTGGTGTTGCTTCAGAGACCCAAGGTAGGGAAGACAAGTCCGAACTTTACGAGAATGACGTTATCGGAAAGGTGGCGAAACGCAAGAAAAACGACATCTGGACGAGGGGTGGAGAGAAGAGAACCAGATTTAAGGACGAATAAAGAAAGAAGGTGTTTTTATCGTAACTGCATTTGTCTGACATTCAGATAGATACAGAAATATCTACGAGTTTATGGTGCTGCGTTTAAGATATTGGTATCTTTGCAGCATCATAAACTTTTAAATTATATAGGTATGAATTTCGTAGAGTTTGTAGAAAAGTATCAGCAGGAAATGGCTCCTGAACAGATGTTGGCTATAGCTAAGGCTATCGGCAAGTGTCTCTCTTTCAAGTTGAGTGATGATGAAGTACATCATCTTTGTGCGATGGTGTATGGAGTGTTGAGTGAAGAACATTTCGATAAGCATTTTGCCGATGATGCTATCAGCAAGATGTGGTATGAGGATGCTGACGGAACAAAGCACATGGCTCCTTTCTTCTCGGATGAAGAGATAAAGGCGGCTTTCGACAAGCATCAGGATGATATTTCTGATTACACCATCCATGATTTGGCTGTTACTATGAACCTGATGAGAAGTGACCATCATGTGATGCTGGAGCGATATAGCAAAGATGCTGATGAGTTGAAGGAAATGGTGGTTTTGATGGCTATCGAGTATCTGCAAGACCCTGACTGCTTGCATCCTACCAGCAAAATATGGCACACAATAAACGGATAAAGTAACTAATTGGGAATCATTTCTTATCTTTGCATATTATTAATAATATATAAATATAAGATATGACTCCAAATGTACGTGAAGGATTGCAATATGGTGCAGCTATAGGAATGCTAGTGAGTGGTGTTGTACTCACCTTCCTATCATTCTTTCTCAACAATTATGTAGTGTCTGATGGCGTACTATGGTACGTCAGTCAGACATTGGTTTACTCTGGAGCAATATTCGGGGTAAACGTTTATTTCAAGACAAAACTAGGCAACTTTGAGAGCAAGGTGAAGGATGAACTCGCAAGTATGCTGAAACAAGTGAAGGAGGGCAAGTAGTATGAAGGTAACAAGAGAACAGATTTTAGCGATTATGCCGAATGCGAAGGATAAGGTGGATGCGTTCCTGCCTTATATCAATGGCTATGCTGAGGTGTTCCATATTGATACTCCTAAGCGAATGGCTCATTTCTTGGCTCAGATTGCACATGAGAGTGGCGAACTAAGATACACCAAGGAACTCGGCAACAGAAACTACTTCCATAAGTATGATGTGGGCAAGTTGAAGAACATGCTCGGCAACTTGAAGGATGGTGATGGCTACAAGTATCGTGGCAGGGGCTTGATTCAGATTACTGGCAGAGCCAACTATCAGGCTTATCAGAACAGCAAATATTGTACTGGTGACATCATGGAGAATTCTCAGTTGCTGGAGCTTCCGCTAGGAGCAACGAAGAGTGCTATGTGGTGGTGGTGGAAACATGACCTGAACAAACTGGCTGATAGTGATAGTTTCTTGGCTATTACCAAGACAATCAATGGTGGAACCAACGGCTTGGAATCAAGACGAAAGTTCCTTGCAAGAGCAAAAAAGGTCTTTAATGTTTAGCCTATGAAAGTAAAATGGTATGATACTGATTTTTGGCAAGTAGCACTCTACGTGATTGGCATCTTGCTGGTGGTTTTTTTTCTGTCGGGATGCAAGACAAAATACGTCCCGATGGAAAAAGTTATATGTCGGGACGTAGTAAAACACGATACGCTGCATACTTCTGACAGCGTTTTCGTGCGTGATTCAATCTTCCTCAGACAGAAGGGAGATACATGTTTTCTCGATAGATGGCATGAGAAAACCGTCTTCAAGAATGTGTACAAAGTAAGGGTGGATTCTTTCCTGAAAAGAGACTCCATCCCAGTTCCCTACCCAGTAGAAAAACAACTCTCCAAGTGGGAGCAGTTTCAGTTGAAATACGCTATCTGGTCATTTGGAGCACTCTGTGTCTTGCTAGTCGTTTTAGGTTATAAACTCTATAAAAAGATAAAGAATGGCAGATTCCATATTGACAATCAAGAAAAGTGACGTGTATGAGGAGGTAGCGAAGACTACTGCCTACATAGGCGCAAAGAATAAACTGGAGGATGGAAAGTCAGCATTTGACCAAGTATTTGTGACGGATGCAGACTTGACGATGATTGAGCGGTTCTTCAATGAATCGCTGGATGCGCTGAGAAACGTGCTGAAGCGGTTTATCTCGGGCGGCTCAGGAGTAGACGGAACCATCACTTGGCAACTCGAAATGCCTAGCAGATTTGATGATAACCTACTCGAATCAATCAATTCCTCTGCCAACTCATTCTTGGTGAACAGCATCATCGGGAAGTGGTGTGAGATTACCGCCAACGACAAGGTGAAGGAATATGCAGATAACGCTGCTGCATTATTGCTTGACATCAAGGATAAAGCGTTTTTCAAGAAGAAACCAACACGAACAAAAATATCATAGTATGGCAAGAAAAAGTCTAACGATTACGTTGTATATGAGTGAACTCATTTACGACTTTCAGAATAAAGCATTCCTGACTGGACGTAGTAGAAGAGCAGCAGATATGGATGCTGAGGCTGCAAGTAATATTCAGGCAAGTGATGATGATGAAGACAAGAATCAGGCTTTGCGTAGCATTCAGAATGCGTATAGTCAACTGCTTGTGGAGTTGAGTGAGTCAGTTCAAACAGAAAATGGTACTACTGCATCAAACGAGTTGATAAGTGGTGATACCGATATTGTCATTAATCTCTCCCTTCCATCCAATTATCCGCTTGCTTTGAAGGATGCGCTTACAAGTTCTATCCATGACTACATTATCAACAAGGCTCTGATGGATTGGTTCATCATTACCAATCCTAACGAGTCGAAGACTTATTCAGAATTGTCTGTTGTAGCCATCAAGAATCTGCATGAGACCTTTAACAGACGTGAGAGGCCAAGCAGAACGGCTCCTAACGAATAAGGAAGGAGGTGAGTATGAAAGAATGCAGAACATGTAATCTCGGTTACAAGGTAATGATAGAGCTTCAGAAGAAGGAACTGGTGTTTGATATCAAGAATACGGCTGCTGCCTATGCTGATTCAATCTCCAGTTCTGTAGAGGATTCACACCTGATTCATAACGTCTATGATGTGGGAGAGGATGGTAATCGGGATAAACTGGCAAGGATTCTTGACTCTGCGGTAGAAGACTGCAAGGAAATGCTTTTCCGATATACCAAGATGGAAATGCTTGGAGGTGGCTTTGATTCCAACGAGTGGGAAGAGTGCATAGGTTCCCCGACAAATGATGAGGATGCCTATTATCTAGCCATGAGAATGCCAAGTGGATTCTCGAAGACAAGTGTGCATACCATGACGGTATACATTCACGATTATATTGTGAACCAGTCTTTATATGAGTGGTTAATGATTGTTTATCCTGATGGTGCTGATAGGTTCTGGGCACTGGCTGAGGATAAGAAACAGAAGATTAAGGATGCCAGCAATCGCTCGGCTGGTAGAGCAAGAATTGCTTTGCATCCATTTTAAATGCTTAGTCGTTTAAGGCTAAGATAAAGTAAGGGTAGCTATCCATCACGGACTGCTACCCTTTATTGTATTAAATGACAAAAGTTATATTATCTAAGTTTGTTCTGCCATCTTGGTTGGAAAGCAGTAGAAATGCTGCTGATGCTTTCATCAGCGTTCATCTTACCAATGACGGCAACTCTGAAATAGCGGTATGGAGAGCCAACCAAGTTTCTAAGACTATTGTCTATGGAAGAACCTATATAGAACCAATGTTTCATATCGTTGCTTCCAAAAAGAATCTGTCCGTTAGATTTGCTGGATTCGCACGTCCAATAACCACGGATAAGACAAGTAAACATCGTTTTATGGCTATCTCCCTGACCAAGCGTTAGTGGTCGTGTACAGAAAAAGAAAGGTATGTTGTCGCTCGGTTCTTCAACGTAAACATTAACAATCTTTCCTGCTTTGTTGATAGCGTAAGACTCAGGGTAGCTATTAACTCGCTTGGCGAACACATTCACCATCGTTCCCCACAAATTGCTTTTCAGGGAATACACATACGCATAGTCATAGCTAGGGTTGAAGACGATGATACGGCTATCGTAATAGTCGTAAATCATGCTTGCATTTTTCATATACTTCCTGAACCTAACATAGGCTACTTCTCCATCTTCAAAGTCTTGCAGTTCAAGAATCGAGAGAGGGTAGTATATGTTTTTCTTAGAATGGCTGTATATTAGTTTGAAGTCGAATGGAAAGCCATCCAACACATCGGTAATGCACTCAGATTCTCGTCCTCGCTGCATCATGATGCCTCGCTCGGTAGGGAACAGAACAGCATCATCAATCTGCAATATACCCTTAGGGTTAGAGCAAATATCTCTGTTGGCTGGCTGTCTGGCAATATAGGTTCCTTCTTCGCCCAGCATCAACGCCCATACACCTTCATCGGTGAAAGCGTAGAGTGGGGCATCACCAAACTGACCTTCGCTGATTGGTCTGGTATTGGCTGCCATTGCACTAACGATGGATGAGCCAACCTGAACACTATTCTTAGCTGGGAAGACAAGAGGGTTCTCAGCTTCGCTCACTCTGATAAGTGAAGGCTGATAAGAATCATCTGAGTTTGATGCGGCAAAACTATTTGCTTTCTGCTTGATTGCATTCCAGTCTGATTCCGTAATATCATACCAATCGCCTCCCATAATATCATCAATACCTCCAGTTAGAGTTTGCACGAAAAATGACAAGCCAAAATTAGAAGGGCTATATAATGTAAAACGTTTTTTTTGATACCCAGATGTGCGCTTTACGTAAACGACCATCTCTTTTACATCACTAATTGGAACAGCAATAATATCCTGCCAATTACCGATACTTCCGTTCAGGTAGTACGTTCCGTTGCTTGTCGGTATCTCATATATGGCGGTAAGATATTCTTCGTTCTTGTAACCGTATGGTTGCCGAACCAAACTGGAATCTATGTTCTTCCTGATGCCAGCGATGTGCAGTCGGTTGTTGTATGTAATAGCAGTAGTACCGCCAAACGCTATTCGGTTGAGGTCGGCAAGAGAAATGTTTTCCTCTGCTTGCGTTGGCCTCTTAACTACTTTCGGATGTTCAAATTCACTAAGAGGAATAAATATCGAATGATAGAAAGGCATGTTGCCGATGGTGTCGTGAACGTCTCTTGCGTTCATATCATCCAAAAACAACCATTGAATACCATCTTCACTAGCTAATGGGTAAGATTTATCTATCTGATAGAAACTTTCGCCATTGGTTAGGAATATATCAACTCCCTGAACAATATCCTCGTATAGCTGCAAGTTGCCAACTTCTCTAATCTCTATGGTGTATTTGTTGATACCAACACTTGATGTTATAGTCTTTCCGTTTGGAGCATCAGGCTTTACTGGGTTTTCGTATATGTTTATCTTTCTAGAAACAGCGTTAGACTCTGCACTAGGAAGAACAAAAGGGTTTGATATATTGATGTATGTACCATCGTAAAGACGAAGAGCAGCCACACCGAAAACATTTCTTTTGAGATATTCTGTTCCTAATTCTGCAAGTTTCTTGTTGGCAATCGCATCAAGGTCAGTAAACATCTTCCTCGTACCAATAGCACTTGTATTGTAGTACATGTTGAGATTGGCACTCTCAACAATAAAGTAGTCGTAGAAGTTGTCTCCAGCTTCCACCTTCAAAGTAAGGTCTTGGTGGTATGTGTTGGCAATTTCAATACCAAACTGCAAGTCTTCTTTTCCGAAAATAAGATAAGAACCATTCTTCCATATAGCATATTTGGTAGTTTTAATACCAACAAAGCACAAGACGTTTCCGATGGCGCAAACGGAATTGACGTGAAAATCATCGCCAAGCAGGAACTCTGTGATTGTATCATCTGCTGAATCCTGCTCTTGCCATCCCCATCTTTCCCTATCTTGAAAGTCCGAGGTACGTATGATATAGTGGGAGTGAATAGCCTGATTGTGTGTCACCTTATGAACCAGTTCTATTGAACTATATTGGTCTATGGTGATATTCTTGCTACTCTCTACTATTATCGGCTGCTGGATAGGGTGGAGTGCCCCATCCTCGTTGATGAGGTTGAGGCAGGTTGCCAACTCCCCATCCTGACAATCGTAGTCGGATGGAGAGTGGGTAAGTCCTTTGAGTATTACTTCTTGTCTTGTTGCCATGTGCTCGAATTTAAGTTTGGTCGCATGATTTCGTAATAAGGTTCGCCTTTGGCTGACTTGCGTGGTATGCAAGTAAGGCGAACCATTCTATTGAGAGGAAGGTTGTACTCATCAAGGATGGCGGTGATGGAAGGGAAGTCACTTCTGAAACCTACCTTCTTATACTTCTGATTGAATTGAAGCTGAGCGAAGGCGGTGTTGGCTTTGCGAAGTTCTTCCCAGTCCTCACGCATGCAGAATCCGTATGTACCTCTGTCAGATAACCTGAACACGAAGATGGAATTGTCTGTTCGCTCCTTCTGCATGATGTGGTCGTAGATGCCCTTGGAGAGCGTGACCGAGTTGGCTCTTCCGTCCAGTACCACAAAATCGTTGCGGTGTCTGAAACCATTGACTTTATCTATTAAATACTTGAATTTCATGTTGCAAATATAATATGAAAAGTGATAAAATGGATATTATCCGTTAACTTTGTCTTTCCGCTTGGGTCTACCCTTGCGGTTGCCATACTTGGTGATGATGGCGGTTGCACGTTCTGAGCGGTAACAGCCACATGATTTGGTTCGTCCGTCACGAAGAGCAGAACCTAGAACCGTACAACCCCTGCCACAATCACATTTGCATATCCAGAACGCACCATGCTGGTGGTTCTCTTTATCAGATTTTCGGCAGACGAGTAATCTGCCGAAACGCTGTCCAGTAAGGTCTATCAACTTTCCCATACTACTTCTCTGCCAGTTTCTTTGCCTCTTCAACTGATACTGGCTTTCCGCTAAGAGGAATGCGGAAGTCGAACTTTGAACGGAAACCATAATAGCCTACGAAATGGAAGCTCTGTTTCATACGTTCGTCTGTGGTGATGTACTTCTTGTAAGCCTTCACCTCCTTCTCCGAGCGGTAAATGGTAGAGTTGACGAAATAGGAACTGGTTCCCTTATTAGCGATAACTGCAATAAAGAACTGCTTGCCAAGGAACTTCTCCTTGATACGCTGAATAATTGAGATTTTCTTTGTATTCATATATAAAATTTGATTAATTATTAAGAAGAATGCAGATAGGCTGCACTCTTAAAACTATTCGATTCCACAAGATACGATGCCATCTTCTTTGTTGATACCTCGGAAGTGTTCGCATCGCTGGCAAGCAAGGCTGCCAACATATAGTATTTCGTTGGTGTACTTGCCGTATATGCCGAATGGGCAGGGAGTGGTGTACTCGAAGTGCCCACCGACAAATTCGTTGACGTTAAATTTTGGATATTTCATTGGTTGCTTTGATATATTTCTAGACTTTTGTAGTATTTTCTTATAACGGAAAATATGTTTGACTTAGTTCTGCCACATGATTTTGACTCAGGGCAGAACCCTCTATATACACATTGAGGAACGCAAGCGGATGCAAGCAAAGGTTCGATACGTGCCAATTCATCAATAACAAAGTACCACACTTCTCTCGTTTCGTTGGATGCCTTGTTGCAGAGTCTCAGCTTCGAGATATTGATTATCTCCTGAGCATTCAGGGATAATTGCAAGTTAATCAACTCGTCCTGCCGCATATCGTGGCGAGATACCTTGGAACCAGTAATATCTGGTCGTGATGTGGAAACGAATGGCTGTGCATGAACATGGCGAACAAAATGGTTGCTCACCCAGTATGGTATGCCATACATCTTAATATCGAACTCCAATTCTCTGAGCGGTGAATGCTCGCTGAGAATCATCTGTTTTTTGAACTCATCGCTAGGCTCATGTCCCAGCGGTTCCTTGCCTTGTGTGAACCGAGCAGCATCCACAACACGCTGCCAGTCCGTTACTCTTTTAATTTCTATTTTCATATACTATAATACTTCTTTTTCAAATTCACTCTTTGGAACACAATAATAAACTGCTTTTCCAAAGTATTCGTCTACGCCTTTTAAGGGCATTTCCTTTTCTAAAATATCATGTACCTTCGTGCCTTTTCTAACACTAATAGCTATATAATCATAGCTATTATTTATCATCAATGGCGAGTTATTTGTCATATACACCTTGCCCTTCTTGGAAAGATTGCTATGATTGTTTGCAGGCTGGTAGTACAATCCGCTAGCCTTATGCTTGATTCTGTAAGGTTTTGTCATAACTATTCTTCTTTAAGTTCTACATCATCGTCACCAAGAACATCATTGATTTTCTTTTCGATGAACTCATCAGAAGCTAGTTTCTTAATAAGTTCATCTATATCAGGTAACTTTGCATCAACTCCGTCTTCCTGATTTTTGGAGGAAACATAGTCCTTTAGTGCTTTCGTCCAAGAACTATTTGCCAAGTCTGCCAATGAATCCTTTTGGATTTCATAGGCTTTCTTCAACTCTCCGTTATCACGGAAATATTTGAGCACTTCCGTCAATGCAGCAACAAAGTTCTTGTCAGACATCGGGTTGCTCTTTGCCTCTTCCAGTTTTAGCATCAGGAAGAGTAATGATGAATGTAATTTTGTTTTGTCCATAACTATTCTTCTTTAAGTTCTATGTGATTTTATAAACTTCGTCAAATCAAGAGGGAACTTCTTTTTAAGTTCTCTTTCACGTTTACGTCTCTCCTTCCTTGTGGGTGGAGGAACGTATTCATCTAAGAATGCAAACGTTTTCTTGCAATTAGCATTTAATACTGGGATATATACATCCAATAATTCCTTTAATAATTCTTCCATATCAATCTTCTTTAAGTTCAACAGGTACATCTTGCCAAGACAAATCTCTTCCGATGAGTTTCTTGATACTACCTTGTGGTATTTCTATGCATTTGCAAGAACCATAATCGTCTCTCCAGCTATATACAGCTTTGTGAGGCTCTGTTTCAAATATAAGTTCTGTACCAAAACTATTAATACATACCCATGCCATAACTATTCCTCCACTTTTATTTTCTTAATCTCATTGTATAATTCCATAAGTTGTTTCTTGTTAACCCATACATCTTTGTCGGGGTCAATGAAGAAACCATATATAGAATACAATTCACTCTTGTCATGTTTGTGTATTTGAATCATAACTATTCCTCCACTTTTACGCCAAACGGAAGTCCGTCGACAAAGGTGCTATTTTCAAACACTTCTTTAAAAGAACATGTACCCTCATCATAAACTTCGACAAAACTTCTTGAATCTACTTTTTCAATAACGAATGCACTACCATTTCTGTTTTTTACCCACCCAAACGGCTGATGCTTTTGCATCTCAGTCCAGCACTCTTCTGCATCCTTGAATGGACGGAACTTTGGCTCTGGCTTGATGCGGAACTTGAAATTTTTAATCATTCCAATAGGAAAATCTGTAACTTCTCTCCATGCATTACTTACATCAGTAATACTAGAAAATTCGATAATCCTTCCTTCGCTGAATGCCTTAATAATAGGCAGCAACTCCTTTGCTTGATTTCTGTTCATAAGTAACTATAAATTTATATATTATTTTAGAGTAGTCTAAATTAGACCTTGTTTTACCAATTTTAACGCTGTTACTATTGTTACATTAGTGCAAAGTTAGTATCTTTGCACTCGAAATATTTGGAGTGATAAACTCTATTAGGGTAAACCTCTTGTTTCAACCAATTTAAAACGGAATGAAAAAGTATGAGATTTACAAAGCCCCTTAGTTGCCGCTTAGGGGCTTTTTCGTGTACCGCAGTTAAGAGGTTTTCGGTATTGCAGCTATCCTATGGTAGCGAACCTAATATTGCTTTATCATGACAAATATTTCGACATCAAATGGAAAGCGTTTGATATTTCGACCATACGTGGTTAGAAATGGAAAAATCATTCGTCCAAAGAATGGCAAATTGTTAGCCTTTTGGGTAGATGATTAGCCTTCTGTTTGAGGGGTAGCGGCAACTACCCCTTTTTACTTTGGTTCGTACAACTCACAAGACTTTCTTGTCTTACCAACTCTTATATGTCTTTTCTTGCAATAGAATAAGAACTTCTTCATATCCTTCTTTCTATAAATGCAAGTCTTACATTTAAGTGCCATATTCTCTTCTTTTTGCCATCCCTAATAATTGATAATTTTCTGTGTTTTACGAACCTTGGCAAAGAACTCACTAATCTGTTCTTTTGTCGCAATACCTTTAATGTGCCACTTCATCCAGTTACCAATACCATTTGACTTCTGAATCATTCCATTAGAATCCTCACCGATAATCACACCATATCCATCAGCGTTAATAAAACCATCATGGATAAACACTTTGCTATCACCATCAACTAAGATAGTACCTACTTTATATTCACTTAATCTCATATTCTCTTCTTTTTACCCTCTCCCTTTTGCAGGAGAGGGTGGTTGATTACTTAGATGGCTCAGTATATGATACTGGCTCCCATACATCGTAAGCTGTCAGCAATGCTGGAGCGATAACAGATGGGGCGAAGATGATAGATACTACAACATCTGGAGCATTCAACTCGTAGTTAACACCTTCTACTTTGTTTTCCTTACTAGCCCAGCCATAAGGCTTTGCTATAATCGTAGAGCCATCTTTCTTTTTAAAAGTCTTCTCGCTAGAGCAAGAAGCGAACAAACTTGCAACGACTAAGGCTGCCAAAATAATCTTTTTCATATTACTTTTTATTTATATCCTTTTCAGGATGGTTAATCAATCTTCTTGATGCTATCGATTTCCATGCCAAATAGTACAAACAATCTATTCGAGCGAGTGCCATCTTTCTCGGCTGGGTTGATTCTTATTACAATATCGCCTGTATAGTAACTATTATATTGTTCTGGTGTGATGGTCTCAATCCAACAAACATCACATCTAGAGCAGCTAACTTTGTCACCAACCTTAAAAGGAAGACTTTTGATATATTTCTTCACTTCGAAGCGAATCTTGTTATTTGCATCATTGATAATACTTTGTTGCTTGGCAACCTTTGCTTTTAATTCTTCTTTTGTCATATCTTTAAAATTATACCCGGAGGCGTTATAACTTATTCAAAATAGTTTTCTGAATCTCCGTCACAACTTTCATGCTCGCATACCTTCCGTTTCCAAATCTCACAATAAAGTAAATCTGTTATAGTTGGTTTTGCATGCTTGCAGTATTTACAAACTTGATACATTGCATCCATACCTACACCTCCATTTCGTGTTTGATGCATAGACCGAATAGAAGGTGCTGGAGTTCGTGAACAAAGCTAACACTTGCGAGGTTATGCTTATCTGCGCCAGCACACACCAAGAACTCATCATTTGATTTTGTATCTTTCGTTATATACAGATACGCTCTTTTGGTTGTTAGCTTATACCATTTACCATCTTCCTTCCATCCATTCTTCTCTAGAATCTCTGGAGTAAGAGGAATTGGTTTTATAGCATCCTCTCTAATCCAACCACAATTTCCATCTCTATAATAGAATAATTTAGTACCTTTTAAATAAGAACTTGTAATTCTTATTATTTCTTTTTTGTGGTTATACACAATATCTCCTGATATATACTTAGGATTAAAATTTATTACCATACTACTTTCCTTTTGAATGTTTGTACTTCTTTATGGCATCCTTTTTAGAGGCTGCCATAATCTTAACACCCTTGATGGTGAACGCATGTTGCGCCTTTGGCTGACACTTCTGTTTGTCAGATGGAATACTGCCCTTCGGCACATTGAATCTAAAACTAGGAAGACCAAAATGGAAATCACTCATCTGATATTCCATTTCAGTTTTCATACCAATTATTGATAGTAGTTCATTCATAATCTACCCTTTCTTTTTCTAAGTTCTAACATTCTTCTAGTTCTGCGATTTTCCTTGCCGCTAGGAGGGTTGCCAGCATACTTTAGTTGCGGAATGCAATCATAACCTCTATAGATATGAGCTTCATTGATTTCTTCACTAGTCAAGGCTTCTTTAAGTAATACACTAGTTGGTGTTATAATTATCTTTGCATCGTCTCTAATCATTGCTCACCTCCTTCCTTTGAGAACAAATCATCAATATTGATATATTCTACTAATGAGCCTTTAATGTAACAATCCCAAGCCTTTGTATCGACGACATCAGCTTCAAAACATTCTTCTTCTTTGTCTTTGTAATGAAGCAATAAATAGTTGCATCTGCGTTTCGGCTTTTCGTTAGCAGGATGCCACAAGTTCTTCAAAAACTCTTCTTGCATCCACTTAGCACCAGCCTTGAAGCTATCTTTCCCCCTATGACAAATCATTTCTTCCTCAACCTTGCCACTATTGTAACTAGCATACTCTGTCTCAATATGCTTATTAGCAGCAGCTTCTATTTTCTTATCGTCTATCATGATTACTTCACTCTTTTGAATTGAACATTTTTACCGTCTTTTCTGTCGATTGCGGCACAACAAATATCTTTGCAGATATTTTCATAAATATTGCTGCTTATCTCGTCAAAGAAACAACCATTACATTCTTCTGTCTCGCTTTCAACCACCTTTAAGGTGATTTCTGAGCCAATAGGTAAATCTTCCATAACTTTAATTTCTCATGATGTGACACTTGACAACCTTGTTTACTGCAAGAGGTTGCGAATTATTAAAATTCTCGATGATATTGCGTTCCATCTGCTAAGGGAAGATGGGTTTGGTGGGCTTTGGAATGTAGATGGTAGCTTGAATTTTGCTACCATCACTCAACGTCAATAAACATCTTCTTGAAATCTGTTCTATTCCAAACATATTGCTGTCCTCCTAATATTTGCATCCGTGTAGGTACGAACGAGATTCGTTATACTGCATTTTCAACTTGATATGCTCCATCAGGTCGATATTGTTGTTCTGTGCTAGGGCGAAAACCTGCATGAGTGTCTTCTGGATAATCTTTGAGATATACCAATACGCTGAGTTGTTGTCTGTAAACGAGCATAGGAAACTGATGATATGGTAGAAATCTTTAGCTATGCCACACTTGTATTTAATCTTTGCGATTCCATACTCTTCTTTGAGATAAGAGTCGCTTTGAAATTCTGTTGGTCTTTTGGTGTCCATCCATCCCAAGAGTGATAAGATTCGGATGCCAACGTCAGCGAACTCGGATTCTACCGTTCCTTCAAGAGTGTTCTTGTAGGCAGTAGGAATATCTCTGCCCATCTGAATCTCGCTCTCATAGTCTTCGATACTTCCGTGTCGGTTGTGTCTGTCTGCCTGAACAGCTTTTGCCATTTCTGTGATGATGAGCATCAGAGCGGTTGTTATATCTGTGTTGTCAGGATAGAAACCATGTCTTTGTGCATTCAAGTAAGCATCGTTTGCCAAGACAATCAGTTTCTTCTGTGTAATAATTTCTTTTTCCATATTGTTCTTGATTTATTATTTTCTGATAGTGTTTCAATCCACATAGCTAAGCTATGACCTGATAGTGAATGCCATATCGTTGAGGGTGCGGCACCAGTTTATCTTACCTTCTTCGCATAACTCGTTGATGGCTTGATACGGCTGATGGCATCCTCGGTTGATGATTTCGGCTGTGAGGACGTGGGGCGGCACGATGTGAGCAGCTTCACGCTCTGCCTGAATCTCAGCGATGATGGCTAGGATTTTTTCTTTCTCTGTCTTCATGAGGTGAAGGTAAAAATGAGACGTGGGTGACTAAAGACTGATACATAAGAATTTCCTTATTTCCATTTATGTCCTTGCAGCACCATTTTCCATCTATCATGGTTCCGATGATAGGATTGTCTTTGTACCACATGATAAGGGTCTTGCCTTCAAAGAGAAGGCGGTGGGCTTTGCTTACTCTCTTGCCTACCTTGATATATCCGAATATGTTCATGTTAAAAGAGGTATAGCTGACCTGTCTTGTCGTGGTAGAGATTTCCTGAAGGGAATATCAGTTCCTCGAACATGGCGGTCAGGCAGTTGGTTACTATTGAATTTCCTGCGAGGGCATAGAGTTTGCTCTTGCTGATAATGAGTTGACCAGACTTCTCCTTGCTCAGGAGTTTGTCTATATCAGCTTCGTGAACTCCCATCAGTCGGAAACAATCTCTTGGAGTGTACTTTCTGATTTGGATGGAGTATTTCTTTCCGTTTGGTGCGGTGTGAATGATTTCTTTGTTCATGATTGTTACGAATGTCATGTTTGCTGTATCTATGGTAGTCTTGATGGTAGGGGAGATTCCTTGCAAAACAGCTTGGTTGTAGATGTCGAGAACTTGACCGCCTACATCAGGCTTCACCTTCCCTGATAGGAGCAGGGATTTCATTCTCTTTCCTCCTGTTATCATATCTCTTTAACGATTAAGAATAGTGGGATGCAATTACCTCCGTGACCCATAGCTGAATTGAGAGTAGGGGAGATTCCCTTGGTGGAGTAGACTCTAGTCTGCTGCTCTATTCTGCCTTTGATTTGGAGGTTTGCTAGCTTTATAATTTTGTCGCACATTATAATTTCTTGATGATTAAAACTCCACCTTTCGGATAATGAGCGGTGTCTATGAGGTTCATGATACTTATCATAGAGAAACTGCTCTGTGACTGCTACAGAGCATCCATCGGCAGTTTTCGGTATTGCTATCTTCGGGGTAGAGTTTTTCGATTGATTCATTGATGTCTGCTTTGGTGAGATACTTTTCTAGGAGTGGCTTGGATAGGAAATATTCGGGAGATACGTTGTCTTCCAATATGTCCTCAACCGTTGACTCTAGCTTAATGGGAGAAGGGAAGTGATACTCTGGGTTCGGCTCGTCTTCTGTGCGTAGGATGGATATTACGAAAATGCGCTCACGATTCTGAGGGATTCCGTAATCTTTGGCATTCAGTACCTTGTAGAAGGAGGTGTAACCAAAGGAGTCGAGGTCTTTGAGGTACTGGAAGAAGTACTTCCTCATTGACTTTGAGAGAAGACCTTTTACGTTCTCTAGCATCACATACTTTGGTTTCTTGACTGCCAGCATTCTCTTCTCCTGAAAGATAAGGGATGAGCGTGTGCCGCTGCCTTCCTCTGCTCCTTGGCGAAGTCCTGCATTAGAGAAATCTTGGCATGGTGAAGACCATGATATGAAGTCGAAGTCGGGAACCTCATTCCAGTCTATCCTTGTCACGTCTCCGAAGTTAGGTATGTCTCTTCCGTGCAGGAGTCCGTAGGCTTGGATGGCTGATGGTTCTATCTCTGAGTAGCCCACTACCTTAAAGTCGAACTCAGGATGCTTATCTTTGAGGTACTTGAAGGCTAGGCTCTGACTCCCATATCCTGCGAATGCCTCAAAGACTCTGAGAGGATGCTGCTTGTTGTACTTACTGATTGCTATCATTTTGGTAAACAGATTTGTGGTTTATGGATTCCATTGGATGCCCAAGCGTTCCAAGGTTCCGTTATCACGATATATCTCCAACTGCTTTCGGCATAGGCTATGAGGATTCTTTTGCAGAAGCTCTATCATTCCTATGATGCGTGTTTTGAAAACGTTGTTCTTATCCGCATTTGTTACGTTCTGTTCAGCCCTTGTCTTGTCAATAAGTAGGCTAATATCAGACGGATGCTCGTTAACGGCTGCTGGCGGTGGTGTCGCTCCGATGAGTTCGTCTTCCCATCCTCGCTGGTTGAGAAAGGTTTGGAAGTTCTTTCTGAACTGCTTGTCGGGTTTGGAGATTACATATAATGGAATATACTCTATAGCTGCCTTGCGGTCTTTCTTGCTCATGGAGTTCCACTTCTTTTCCAGTTTTGCTTTGCAGCCAACCTTCTTTTCGTATAGGTTCCATGCTCGCTCAAAGGTATATTCGTCTTTGATTTCCTTGGGTGGAGCGGTTACCTTATAGCCATTCTCTTCTAGAAACTGGATGGCTTGTTTGATTTCATCTGTCATAGTTCACCATTTAAATAATTGTCGATTGCTTGGATAAATTCATCTATAGAGCGGACGATGATATACTTACCACCATGTCGTTCTACTTCATACTGGAATACCTTCTGCTCGGGTTCCTGCTTACCTTTCGGTGTTTTATTTTCAATGCAGAGGAAACCGTACTGAGAGGTGCGCTTCAGGAGCAGCATATCAGATACTCCTGCCTTCATACCTTCTTCTTTGAGCCATGCGGCTTGTCGGGAAGTTCGCTTTCCACCATTAGGAACGGCAAAGAAGACTCCTTCAAGGTCAGGATATACCCCACGGATATACCTGACCTCTGCGGCTTGAAAGTTGTGCTCATCGTAGGATGAACGCTTGCGTATCTTCTTGCCTTCCTGCTCTAGCTTTGCCTTGATTTCAGCGTAGCTTGCCATTACCAGTCGGTTGAGAAAAGGTCGTTGAGAGAATCTTCACCCATCAAGCGGATGGCTTCTAATACAAGGTCTTTACTCTTGAAGTAAACGATTCCATAATTACCAGAGTAAGTAAACTTGGCTTGATATTCTCCGAAATATTGTTCGGCAATAAACCAATTTTGTACAGCATCTTTGAAGTTAGGTTTCCATCCATTGTTGAGATACTTGGCGATGTTCTGCAACTTTTTGAAGGCAATCATGCGCTTTGCCTGAGCAATAGATGTGCAATTATCGAAGTCGTTGTAATTTGAAGAAGTCATTGCCCATGATGAAATCTTGTTACTTTCATCAAGGTAGTACGCATCCTTGTTATAGAACAAATCCTTGCAAATATCATCATAAGTGATAGGCTTTTCCTCTTCTTTGATACGAACATTTTCATGTCCCGTCTTCTGACGAACCATCAACTTACCATCCTCAGCGAAGAAGAACTGGAGATTATCAGGGATAGGGTACTCTACTGCCGAACCATCAGCAGGAATGCGCAACTTAGATAAGGTTGCCTTTCCGTTATTGATGTTGGTAACGTCCTGATTACTGATGCCTTCTGCATGAATATCAGGAGTCTCTTGCTCGGCATTCTCTGCCATCTTCTTGGCAATCATGTCTACACCTTTGCCAACGATTGCTCCGAAAAGCATCTGTGCAAATGGTGGTAACTCTGGGGTGTTGTTGCGCTGACGATTACGTCTGTTGTTGCGCTTGTCGTTTCTACGTGTCATATCAACTATAATTTTGTAAAATGTTATTAAACTCGTCTTCTGTAACACCATCTGCATAGAGTATCGTGAGGATGGTGTCTAAGACTCTACTATATACTTCATTGAAGGCTGGCTCATCCATCTTGGCGAAGGATATAGACTTGGCTCTCTCCAAGAACTTCTGTCCGTTGAGGTCGTAGAGCGGTTCGCTGAATCCTGACGTTATAAGAAGTTGCTCTCGGAATGTGTCTATAGAACGTAGGTTTATGCGCTGCTGTTCTGTGAGACAATCCCATGCTGCTCTGATAAGGGCGAAGAACTTGCGGTGAAACTTAATGTTTCTTGGTCGAACTATATTCGCCTTGATGATGGAACCAACCTTTATCTTTTTCATTTCCTCGTAATCATCATCCGTGTAGGGGCGAAGACCAGTGGAGGTTCTTACTAGATGGATTTCCATACCTTATATATTATTGGTTTGGGGCTGGGAAGGGAAGACCCTGCTGCTGACCACCTGCATATTGAGTGTTCTGCTGAATAGGTTGACCGCTTGCGTTAACCTGAGGGGGAAACTGCTGTGGCTGGCTCAGAGGTATAGGCTTTTGCTGAGGTTGGCAATACCCACCAACTGGCTGAGGTGCTGCGCCAACCTGACTCTGGACAACCTGACCTTGCTGCTGACCATTAGGTCGTTCTACCTTCCAGCAGTCCAACTGATTGAACCAACGTCCTTCCTTAGACTGGCGTGCCTTCAATCCGATGTTGGCGGTGATGATTTCTCCTAACTGAATGTTGAACTGCTGCAACTTGTCTGAGCCATATACCGAGATAACGGCTCTTGAAGGGTACTGCTCGTTCAACTCTTCGATAGTGTACTCACAAGAACTCCATTGAGTTCCGTTTTGGGAAGTTCCCATTTGAACTTGCCCTGCTGCAATAATTTTACCAGTAAATTTAACGTTCATATCTATACTTAATTAAGTTTGATTCTTATTGATGGCTTGGTGGTCGTTTCCTTTAGATAGTGCTCGTAGTGGTCAGGCTCCGTGTCCTTGAACAGCTTCGTGTCGAAGGTCTTCTTGGTGGTTGCTGCCACATAAGAGTAGGAACCGATGTTGGTCTTGATGGATTTCTGCTTGTTGGCTTCCATCATCTTCATTATCTGCTCCTTCAAATCATCCTGCTTAATCTTCAGGGCATCCATACGAGCGGTTATCAATCTGTACTCCTGCTCTAGTGCTGAAAACTGCTTAGGAACTTCCACCTTATATTGGTACTCTGTATCATCAGCTAGATAAGCGTTGATTAAATCGTCAATCTGCTCATCTGATACCCTAGGGAGTGGCTGGAACTTGCTCTGTCCGTTCTTGAACCACATACATACAATCTCCTTCACCTTCAAGTCAGGATTCTGCTCCTCGAACCATTTTGCGTAGATGGATAACTGGAGCGAAACGTTGTCGTAGTGGAGGGTGGCGGTGGTCTTGTAATCTACCAGATAGATGTTGCCTTCGTTGTCGGCAAATATTCCATCTATGGCAGATGCGAAGTTCTCACCATCTGTAACAAGATACTCGGATGCTACATAGTGTAAATCGTATGCGACTAACATACTATGAAAGGCTTGAAGCTCTTCCGTAGGATTCGGGTACTGCTTGATGTCGGCATCTAATATGGAGCAGAAGGTCTCGAAGGTGTTGTGGACGAGACCTCCTCGCTCTGCTGCCTTCTTTAATACAGACTCGGGAATATTCTTATAGGTGTCGGGGAAGGCTTTCTTGATGAGCGTTCCCGTTACTCCTTTCAGTTCCTTCTTACCAATGAAGTACTGATGAGACTCCTCAATGAATGTTACTCTTGGAACATTCAGGCTGATTTTCTTTGTTTCTGTTGTCATATTATTGTATACCTAATTGTTTCTTCTTGGCTGATACTGCTTGCATGAACTGAGCGTTAGAGCAGAGTGGCTGGTAATGCTGAATTAGCCACAACAGATTGTCTTTGGTAACACATCTGCTCAGATAACCCAATCCTTCGTTCAGGTCGCTCGGGTGGTACTGAGAGGATGCTTGCTGCTGGGCGGCTGGCTGCTGAGTCTGTGTCTGCTGCTGCGCTGCCTGATGCTGCCCATCGTTTGTTGTATCGGAATCAGCATTATCATCAATGGCAAAGAGACCGTTGAGGGCATACTTTCGGGCGTAAGAGGAGGATGCTCCAGTAATCTGACTGCCATCCATACCTTTCTTGGTTTCCTCTTCTCTAGCCCAACCAGTGGTTGTTTCATACTCGCCCTTCTCGTTCTTGATTGTGGCGGTTGCCTTAACATAAATGCGGTTGCCTACCATCACAATATCATCTGTAATGGTTAGCGTGCATTTCTGCTTGTTGAGCAAAGGCTTGACAGCTTCTAAGATGTCCTCAGCCTTGCGATACTTGTAGCCACCGAATTTGTTGAACTGACTCTTCGGGGCTTTCAGTTCTGACTGAATTGCGATAAGTTCTTTCATATCTTATATGTATTAAGTTGTTATTGATATTTCCATTGATAGAAGCTGCATCTGTAGCCACCATCTGGGTTCTTATTCGGGTTGTCACACATGGTCGAGAAGATACAATCGTGACAACTATTTGCTTTATATCTCATATTGTATGGTTTAAATGTTCAAATTAAAACCCCCACGGTTCTCACGAATGGTGGGGAGAATGAATTTTATTTTAGTTTAACCTGAGCGGTCGCTACCGCATCGCAAATGTAATCTGTATGAAATTTACTAATATGTCAATATTTGCAATTTCCTTAATAAAGGAGGGGCAGTAAAATGAATATGATTAAAACTGCCACCTCCGTGGAGCGACATCTATATAATCTTGGCGGATGGTGAATCGCTCCTTGGTTCCCTTCTGCATTTATGAAGGCTTAGGACTCCCAGCACTAGTAATCGCACATATTGTGATATATCTGATTTCTATAAAATAACCAATAACTTGAACCGAATAGAAAGAAAGCGTGCTGGCTGCATTAGAACCGATTTGTAGTTGTGCGCTCCTACCTTTAGATGCTACCTTATTATATAAGGGTCACGGCATCAGGTCTGCTTCTTCACAAGTGAACTCCAAGTTTTTCCAAATTCCACCTATCAGGTGTATGTACTCGCTTGCCACTTCCACGTCTAAGCACCATCTGTGGTTAATGATGCTCCTTTTGGGTACGTGTACCTCTCTAGGAAGGTTTATCCTATCCGATACTAAGCCTTGGAATCGGGCTATATGGGGCGCAAGGTGGGACTCGAACCCACGACCTCGAAGGCTCATAAACCTTCATACTCTACCAACTGAGTTACTTGCGCTGGGTAAAAACTTAAAACATGTAAAATTATAACGACTAAAGTTATAGTGGAGACTGGGAGTAGCAAACTCCAAAAAACCTCTGCTGTTTTCAATGACTGAAATATTATAAGACTTAACACACTAATAACTTAATACTTAACTATTCTTGTGAGGTTCAATCTCCATATATCTTACTTGCCTACTTCCTTGAAGTAGGAGTGAATTTCCTTAACGGCAACAGCGAAAGCGATTACGCTGGCTACCAACATTACATCTGCTATCATAAGTTTATCTGTTTAATGGGTAAAACAATAGGCTGCTGCCTCTGATTTCAACTCTGCCATACTCTTTCTGCGGTTCTGAGTCATCCACTCTTCCAACTCGCTCTTTTTAAAGTAGAGTCGGTTGACGTTTGGTTTATAGCAAGGAATGATGCGGTTCCTAACGTTCTCTCTCACTCCTCTAACCGTCATACCAAGAATGATTGCAGCTTCATTAATGTTGAGCACATTCTTTGCAGCTATGAGCGAATACTGCTCTATGCGGTCTAGCTGCTCTTTAATCTCTGGGTCTATCATATTAGTTGAATTTGATGGTTTGTTGACTGGCACTAGCTGCCTTGGCTGGCTCTGTTCTACCAGTGCCCTTATCGCTGGGAGTGTTCTCCTGCTCTATCAAGGGGAGAATGCCCTTCGCTTTGAGTGATTCATATAGGAAGATTCTTCCTTTCGTTGTCCACTCGGTGTTGTACTTCACATCATGCCGACCATCACTCCTTACGATGTCTACTGCTCTGCTGTGAACATATCCACCTTCTAAGAACTGGGCAAACAATATCCATTGACCTCTTACCTTGTGTTGGATTCTCATAGACTCCAACTCCTTGTTTAACCTCATGGCACTCATTCCGTAGTCCTGAGCAATCTGAGTGACGGTCATGGTGGCATTACTCTGCAAGATTTTGTCGTAGTAGCTGACCTTAGGCAGCATTTCGGTAATCTTGTTGCCGAGTTCCATATTCGTCTTGCTGATAGTGACGATTTGCTCCTGCTGCTTCTTATTTTCCAAAGCTAGCTGCTGTTTCTCTTCCTCAGCCTTGACCAGAGATTTGAGAGCTTCGAGATAGTTCTGAGGGACGGATGGCTTTTGATGTTGCTCTTCCAGTTCCTTCCATCGTTTAATCAACTTGGCTCTCGCTTCATCGTTGAATTTGGTGGCGATGTAGAGACACTCTTCTTTATTGAGGGAGTAGCAAGGTCTTGGTTTCCCTTGCTCGTCTTGATATTCAGCCAACGCAAACTTGCGTTCGCTAACTTTTTCCCAAGCTGGCTCCATGTTTCTGATGGCTCTCATTACATCAGTATGCCTTCTGCCAGTAATCTCTGCAATCTGTAGTGATGTCATTCTGTCACCATCTACAATAGTTGAAATTTCATTCATATTAACCTCCTTGTTTTAAATCGGGCGGTAGTGTATGAAACAGAAAGTGACAAATTTTCATTTTATACATTATTATATCTACCGTTGCCCGATTGTAGTTTTTATTTTGTACCTTTGCAGGTGACAAATTTTTATTTTAATTAAATTCAATTTCGTATGAAACAGAAAATCGTACATTTACATTCTAAAGTAAACGAGAATGGTGCTCTCGTAGACTTCAATCTTGATGAAGAAATCAAGAAGTTGGAAAGAGACAACTATGTTGTTAAGCAAATCACTTCATCTTCTTCATGTCAGTATTATCCAAACAAGCCAACAGAAACATTTGTTCATGTTTTCTTACTTGTGGAAAATAACCTCGAAGCTCTTTAGTTTCTCGATGTCAACAGAGTCGTATCTTTGGTAAAAACCACATAAGTGAACTCTGTAACTCCATTCTATTATTGGCGAGTTATATACCCAGTTGAAACATTCTTCAAAGTTGGTACATGATTCGCCAAGAATATAGAACATCTTTATCCTCAGCCATGTTCTGAACAATCTCTTAATCATATTCACCTCCTTCCTAGTAGAACAATACCTTGTCTGCCTTAACACCTCCGAACTCATTCAGGGCATCATTCCTGATGTCTTCGGCTTGCTTGCTATGACTTCTAAAACCTAGAGCGCTGTAGATGGTTTCCCTTCGGCATCCATATCGCTCAGCAAGTTTTTTACGTCCTTCGGGCGAAACTTTGATAATTTTTATCTTTTTTACTTGCATATCTTAATTTTTTGTTGTACTTTTGCTTCTAACAATTAAGCAACTTGTTGTTTACGAGTGCAAAGATAAGCAAATCCGCCTAACTAACCAAATATTTTTGGGAAAAAGTTATCCCGATTTGCATAGTTTAAGTATGGTTTAAAAATGTAAAATGTATGGAAATAACTGTGTATCAAAGAATTAAAGCGTATATTGATGATAATCGTATATCATTGAATGCTTTGGCAAAAACGCTTAATATGAATCAATCTACGGTTCTTAGACAAGTTAAAGGTGAGCAGACGTTGTCTTCTACTTTGGTAGAGAACTTCCTGAAAGCCTACCCAGATGTGTCTGCTGAATGGTTGATGCGTGGTGTTGAGCCAATAGAAGTGGGCGAAACTGCCGAATATGTTGCAGAAAAGACTAGTGTAGACTACGCTGCTGAGACTATTCATCCTAAAGAATCAGATACGGATGATTCTGTCTGGCATGCAAAGTACGAAGAGTTAGAAAAACGCTACGACCAGCTACTGTCTATCTTAGGCGGTGGCATGAGACAAGCAAATGTTGGATAATTAAAATGTGGTAAAATATGATGAGTATATTTTTGCTCATAGTACAAATCGTATTTGGTATTGCTGCTTTTATGGGCGCAATGTATCTAATTCTTGCAATAATCTGGGCTGCTGCTTCATTAATAGAAAATGGTACTGGTATTTCTTTTGATGTGGATAAAAAGCACTTATTGAGATTTGTGGCTTTTATGTTGTTTGGTGTGCCTTTTGGAATCTTAGTTTCCTTTTTGTATTATAGTTTTGCCTATAGTCCAACTGCGATTGAGAGAAAAAATGCAAAATTGGAGAAGGAAAATGATTCTTTAAGGAATCAAATAAATATCTATATGGGTATGAATAAAGATGTTTATAGTAATAGTTTGGAAGAAATTGTGTATTATATACCGTCAATGAATCAATCATTTTATCATGTTCTGCCTGATTGCCATGGATTGGTGCTTGAATCGGGGAGAATTAAATCTGAGACAAAAGAAAAGGCTATAGAAGAAGGTAAAATCCCATGTAGTATCTGTGTTGGTAAAATTATGCCAGACACAGAAATTAAAAAAGAAAGTACAGAATTAGAAGAGGAAAGTGTATATATATGTACTGGAGAAACTTCTACCAAGTATCATTGTGACCCTGATTGCCGTGGTCTCTCTCTCTGCTCAGGAGAAATAGAAGAGGTAAGTGAGGAGGAAGCTGAGAATATGGGCAGAACTCCTTGCAAGATATGTTATTAATTTAAATGTGTGAGATATGAAAAGATTATTATTATCATTAGGTTTTCTGTTGTGTGTACTTGTTAGTAACGCTCAATTAGAATGGAGTACAAAAGATTATAGTGCTTATGATGAAAGCAGAGGCTACGCTTGGAATTTGCCTTGGGATAGAAATCATACATGGACTAAGCAGAATGGGTTAGAAGCACATACCGTATTTCGTGCTATTCAACCGCAAACAGGTATGGTTGTCTTCCTAAACTTTCATCCGTTTACAGCAGAACCTATATATGATTCTATATTAGATGTATATGATAAAATGGTAGATTTATTTTCCTATCAAGACAAAAAAATGGCATCTAGAGGAATTGTAATATCTAGTAGAGATACTTCACCTAGTATGTTAAATAACACGCCTGCAATTAGGGCATATTACATTTCAAAGGAGAAGAAGAACGGAAAGATTGTTATAACGCATTGTTTGCAATATGTTCTGAAAGGTGATATGGGAACATATATTGTAACCACAAAGTGTTTTAATTCAGCTTACGTTAAATATGGCATAGCTTATATGGAAGGTATTCTTAAAGGTTTTATATTATTAACGGAAGATGAATAGAATTTATTATTACTTAGTATTGGTAGTAGCTTTTTTGACTCTATGGGCGTTAATAGTAACGTTGTTTTTTGTTATGAAGGAGAATGGTTATAAGGCAGGTTCTGTCTTGTATGTAGTAGCGTTCTCTATCATGTTTGGTATTTTAGGAAGTTTAAAGACTTGGTTGAAAAAGAAATTTAAAATTAAATAGTTATGGAACAGAATTTAAATGAAACAAAAGTTGTAAAAGACAAGGAACTGAATGGCTTTGCCTCAGGTGTACTTTGGGTATGTGCAGTTTATCAGATTATTCGCTCAGTTATGGGTATTGCTACTGGTTGTATAACAATGGGCTTAGATGCTAATACAGGAGCCTTGGATGTTTTGAACGGTGTATTAAGTGTTTTGATTGCCATTGCTATAATATTGGTTGTGAATAAGAAGAAGTGTGGTATCTATGCCTTCTTCGCTATTGAAATCATTCATATCATACTCGGTGGTGTCATTGGTGGAGGAACAGCTTATGCGTTTGGAAGATACACTGGTATTTCTTTATTCCAAATAGTCTTATTGTCTGTCCTTCTTTGTTTGAAAAAGAACGGAAAGACTGGATGGAAGGTTATTCTTGGGAAGTAGTATGTTTTTATTTTCCCAACTAGGAAAAATATTTTCCCAACTAGAAAAGTAAAATGGCAGAGGTAACTAACGAACAGAAGCTGTATGTGTTGCTGGACAATATCAGAGATAAGTCCGAGTATGAGCAGGAGATATGGGGTATCATTTACGACCACGTATCTCCTGGTGATGCTTGGAAAGATGATGTTGCAGAATTGCTAGTGAAGAGCGAATACCTTGACCGTGGGTATGCCTTTAGCAATCAAGAATCTAGGGTGGTGTATAGTGTTACCAAGCAGGGAAGGAACCAGATACCAATCCTTTGGAATGGCAGTGCGTTGAAGAAGGAGCATGAGGAGGAAGCGAAGGCTCTAAAGAAGGAGTCTTCATTTGAAGTGCGGCACAAGAAAATTAATAAGTTCTTGTGGATATTGTTGACTGCGATAGTTTCAAGTTTAGTAACAATAATTGTTTCTAACCTACTATCACAATTTTGTAGAAAATAGCACATATCATGTAAACCATGATACCTTCTATAGTCCATATTGCCTTTTCGGCAAACCTTTCTAATTTATCTTGTTTCAT